AAAAGTTTCGGAACTCTTGGCCTTTTCAAACCCATAAAGAAAAACCCCGCAGACGTTAATCTGCGGGGCTTTCGAATGGTGGAGGCCGAGGTCGGAATCGAACCGGCGTAGACGGATTTGCAATCCGCCCTGCATTTCCTTGAATTTCAGTAGCTTACGCGATTATCAATTCCGCATAGAATCATTTCTAGCTTCGCTCCAGCCCTTTAAAATCAAGGGGCATAGGAGCAGTTGCGGAACTGATTTTGCCTCCTTGTCAGCGGATTTCAAGACCGTGGCACAAACCCTCAATCCATGCTGGCTAAGAGGCAAAATCGATTCCAAAACAAAGACGAAACGGCAAGGCTATAGGCCGCATACTGCAAGGGTCGCCGCTTCGGTTTTGGAATCGATTTTTGATGAAAAAGCCCTTGCATGGTCGTTAGAATCTGGTGAACCACTACCCTGCAGGAAGCTCATCATGGACATACAGGCACTTCAGCTCTTCCTACTGCCCTGGCTACGCGTTGACACTTGGCATACCAGGCACCCGAAGGATGAAGAGCGTTTTCACCAAGCGCTCCATGTGACCTTCAGCGAGCTTGGCTACTCGATCGCTTACGAGCAGTTCTATGAGGCCATTCACCGGACGGTCTCGGAGCGTCAACCAGGCGTAGAGGTGTATCGGAGCAAGACCATTGAACAGTTCGCGCGCCGCGCCGAGGCCATCGGCTCGTATCTTTTCGATGTGCGCAACCTACAGTAATGCAGCAGTAGCGTGAGATTCAAAGCTCAGGCCGCGCCACAAGCGGCCTGAGAATCCAGCCTGTCTAATACGGTTCAGCCAGTTTCCGCGACTTTCACCCAGTAAAACCGAGAAGCTTTAGGGCAGTTTTAGACAGCCTCAGCACCCCCACCCTGGCGTTCTGCCAACGATGATCCGGCCTGGCTCATCACTCCCCATCCCCTCCCACGATTCGTACTGGAACAGGCCGATGTGATAGGCCTCTTCGTGCTCTGTCAGCGCCCAAAGCCGAGCCGCCTCGGACAGCTCCAGCATATCGACCAGGTTTTCCGAACTGACTTCACGCCGACGGTGAGCGGCATAGGCCATCTCATCGAGCACAGCGGCGCGCCCGTCTGGATCGGTTACCAGGGAAAACTGGTCGTTCAGCTCATCCAGCCACGCCTTCGGTATCCCGGCCATCATTCAGCCCTGCACCACCAAGACTCCGCATACAGCGCGCCGTTTACTTCCTCGACGCCGTTGATGTTCATGCCGAGCTGCACCATGCCGTTTACCTTGGCATCGTGAAGCCGCGGGATGACGTCAGGCCCAAGGGTCGGATTGAACACCCAAGCCTGGATGGCCACTCGGCCAAGCGGCTCGCTGTAGTGTTCGCCAATGTGGATGTCGGCACGGATGGGTGCGATCTTACCGAGCTGATTCGCAGGGATGGCCACGCCATTTGCGCGGCGACGCACAAGGAGGAAGTACATAGGACACCAATACTGTATATCGATACAGCATCGTATAGGTGGAATCCGCGCCGGACAATCGCCGGTCAGCGGATCAGTGCAGCGGTGGGAGCTCCTTGCCGCGCATCGTCGCAATCACCCGAAGCTGGTAGTCGGACGCCCCCTGGAACAGCGACTTGGCCAGCAGGCGTAGCCGCTCGACATCCTCCGCCGGTGCGCCGCAATCCTGCGCCTGGTGATACTCCCGCATGGCACCGATAGCCTGCTGAATCAGCGGCTCGCCTGCCTCAACCATCCCTATGAAGGTGCGCTTATCCACTCCTAAGCTCCAAGCAGGAACGATATTCAAAGGCTTGGTAAGTCATCAACGCTGACGCCCCACTCAAGCGTGAAATCTACAGAGATGAGGTTAGGCTGTTTCAAAGAAAAAACCAAAAAACAGCCTAATTACATGATCACTCTAGCGCTGCACTTCAATAGCTCGGCCGGCCTTGAGGTAAGAGCGTGATATCACTTTAGCCAGCTTCTGTAGATATCTCTCTACAAGAAGATAGCATACAATTCCGCCTAGAAGGCCAGCAGCAACGGCGCCTACCGCGTACCAAACTGCCATCGCAGGGTTAGTTATCTGCCCAAAAATCGATATAAATAGCACGTACCAGATTCGTTGAGAAATTGGATGCGACAAATACAGCGAATACGATGCCTCCCCAAACAACAATAGCGCCCTATTAACATTTGATCGAATGTACTTCTCAAGCGAAATAAATCCCGCGACCAAGAAAAATGCCGGAACGCCATATACTAAAGCCCGAGCAAACACGGTAAAATCAGAAAGTACTAGCGCCACGCTACTTGCGCCAATCAATAGGCTTGTCGGCAACAATCCGATACCTACCCAACGCTGCCTGGTAACTCCTAGCAAGACGCCAAGCAGAAATTCAATGATGATCGGGCTTGTGTAGGTTTTGCCCACTGGACCTGCTGGAGCTAAAGCAGTTCCAACGGTAGCAAGCGCAACTATAACTGTAAATATGAACAAAAACCTCATTCTAAGATTTTGCAATGCTAAGGATAGACCGAATATTGCGTAGAAAAACATTTCATATGTAAGAGTCCATCCAATGGTGTAAACGGGCGTGACATCCCCAACATCTGGGTTTTGGGCGGGAATGAACAAAAGCGACTTAAGCAGGAATACGGGATCGACGCCGCGGGAGTTGAAAAACAAGCTTGGCATCAATAGTGCGGCGGCGACAAGCACAAACGTGAACAGCCAGTATAAAGGTGCAACCCTCAATATCCGCGAAATCCAGAACTCTCTTATACTTTTATTCTGACCTTCTGTGGTTACCCACATTACGAACCCAGATATGACAAAGAATATGTCTACTCCAAAATCACCCACCGGACTATCGAAGTACGGTGCTACAGCAATCATCACCATAGAATGGTAGATGATAACCAGCCCAGCTGCGATGCCTCTCAAGTATTGTATTCCGTAGAATTTTTCCACGCGGACAGTCCATTGCTAATTTGTGAGATTAATTTGCCATTATCGCTGGGCACGTGGCATTTCTCAATATCTTGAGAGGCCGAGGTCTGAGATGGTTATTTTCGCCCGAGTGCGTCATAGGACGCTTCGCACAGTTCACCTGCTATTCGGGCTTGGTCATAAGCTTTCGCCAGCTCTCCCGCTCGAGCATCAGCCCGTGTGAGCAGGTCGGAGAGCACCATGGCGGCGCGGGTGGCTGTCTCGCCTCTGGCGACAGCGGCGGTATCCTTGCCGGTGCAACTGAGGGCGGCTGCGAGCTGGATGGCGTCACTGCGCAACCGCCGGCCAGCAGCATCGGCGTCAGCAGCGCCAGCATCAGCAATCGTTCGTTCTTCATGGGCATGAGCTCTCGCTTCCTCCTGCACTTGGGCGCGTCGTTGTTCTTCCTCGCGGGCGCCGCGTTCGCCGATTACCTCGGCTAGGCGGTCGCCACTGTCTCGCTGCGCCGACACTTGGCCGGCTTCAGCGCGCTCCACCGACCGGCCATGCTGGTAAGCACCCCAGTAGGATGCAAACACCAAAAGCACGGCAAGCAGGCGCAGCGGGAACGAGAACTTCGCTACCAGCTGCTCCATGCCGCCTCCCACTCTGGAAGATCGACTGTTTGGCCGGCCAAGCCATGGGTGCTGTCGGTAAGATACTGGATGCGCCCGCAGGTCACGAAGGAGTGGCAGACCGTTTCCTTGTTGCCCATGCGGTACCGGGACAGCACAGATGGAGTGAAGGTCGGCGCATCAGCATTTTCGTTGTACTCCCACCGCGGGCCGGGTCCGGCGCCCACATTAAGGCTATGCGGGAGTTTGCAGCCGTTGCAGAAGAACCACAGCGATCCGTCTTCTGCCCGGCCCAGGCATCGGCCTATCGTCTTGATCGTCATGCCAGCGCCCTCCGCACGCCTTCGTCGATCACCTCAGCCTTGTACGGATTGCCGCCGTTCTCGTGGACGATGATCCCCACCACTGCCTCGCGCAGCACCTGAGGCTTGGAGATGTCGATGGAGTCGCGGACGCCCACGCCGAGACGCTTGGCAATGGCCTGAGCGTAGGCCAGGGTGTTGTTTTCGCTGGATGGCGCCCAGCGGCTGATGAACTCCAGCGGGGTATCGATACCTGGACGACCAACTCCGGGCATTCCGTCCTTACCCCGATAGTTGAGCAGCAGCTTACCCAAGGCCCGGATACCGTTCTCAGCTTGGTCAAACCTGGCGAAGCGCGGTTTGGTAGCACCGACCTCCAATCCTAGCTGGCCCTGCCAAGCGTTTCGGGGGTTGAAGTCGATGTTGCCGGGATTGTTATTGCGGACACCTCGTGCAGCCATGGGTTTTCTCCAGTAAAAAAGCCCGCGCAAGGCGGGCCTGATTAGTTAATGCGCTATGATCTGGCCATCACAAAGGGAGTGGCCTGGTGAAACAGCTATGGATAGGAGCGGCGCTGACCATAGTGCTCAGCGGTTGCGGGACGGTGAGAACCGTGTCTAACGAATCAAAGGCCGTGGGTGACCTGGCGGAATGGAATTCCTACTGCCCAGAAATCCCTCGGATGTATAGCGGCGTTGCATATCAGTTTTGCAATTTAACTGGGCCGGAAAGAAAGGGAACACATTCAGACCCATACGAGATTCTGATCGACATGGCTGCGTCGGGCGTTGCTGACACAGTTGTTCTGCCCTACACCAGCTATCAGCAATACAAGCTCGGCAATATGGTGATACCAAGCTTCAGCCCGCAGATGCTTCAGGCTCCGGCGCTGGCTCAGCCGGGTCCGCGACAGTAATGGCTACCGTGGCGGTGTAGTCCTTCAGCACCTGAGCGACGCAGACCTGGGCGGCCGGGAACTGGGAGAGGATCGCTCGAGCACGCGCATCGGCCTCCTCCTGGGTGGCAAAGCGGGTTTTGTTGGCGACTTCGTAGTCATTGCTGAGGTTGATGGCGACAAATGGCATGGGTTTTCTCCAGACAAAAAGAAGCCCGCTCTCGGCGGGCATGGGTTGGTGTGCAGCATTCAAGCTTTCGGGTGTTGCTGTTTGACCTTTTGCAAGGTCGTGTAGAACGGCTCAGCCTTGGGCATCAGGCCCTGGTCCATGGCGTGCCAGAGCATGTCCAGCTGCTCTTCGACCGGTGGGTACTCCGCCGAACGGCGCCGAGCGTGGTCGCATTTATGCTGGATTTTCAACGGTAAACTCCTGATCGCGGTAGGGCCAAAGACTGACCGTGATGTGGTAGGTGCCCGGCGCCGAGAAACCCAACTCGATATCACTGCCATCAGCGGTGTACGTTTCGCTCTCGATTTTGACCGCAGCACCTGCGTGAACGCCTTTCAACCAGTTACCTTGGAGTAGCGCCCCCATCTGGGGGCGCTCCTTGAGCATTTGGCCCATCACAAAGTGCTCAGCCGCCCTAGCCGGGGTGGTTACCTGGATGTAGGGCCGGTCAGTGTTTAGCCTGATGATCTTCATCCCGTGTTCGGGTGGGCAGCTAACTGCAAACACAATCCGACCGTCAGTTTCGTAGGCTGCATAGTGTTCAATGCTATTCATCGCTTGGTCCCCATCGCGTACAAGGTGTGGTTTTGAACGTTCACCCCCGAATTTTCCCCCCACCACTTCACCGTGATGACGAAGTAACCCACGCCAACGCCGATGGAGCCCATCAGGTTGGGGAACCCATCAGCCCATTCGCCGCCGCCTTCAGCGATAACCAGGCCGTTGATTTCCATCCTGAACTGGTACTTACGGATACCGCTGCCAAATCCTTGATAGCAGCTGTATTGCGCAGTGATGTACCCCGCTTCATCCATCTGAACGCCAACGGCTATCAAGTCTCGCCATTGCCCCACGCCGCCTCCGACCACATTACCCGCGCTTGTAGCAGCCACAGGCACAGTGACCGCATTGCCACGGATACGGAGCGTGTCGACCTCTGCGACTCCGATCTTCGCTGAAGTGATTGCGGCATTTGCGATTTTGGCGTTGGTGATACTCGCGTCACGGATGAACGCGTCATTCATGAAGACTTGGCCACCCTGTACAGCAAACGGGCTGACAAAGCCGTCACCGGTCGCATTGATCACGGCAAATCGATCAGCCAGAACAGCAACTACGGACTGGAGCACGCCATTTTGGTTCTGGATACCGACACCAATCCCGCCAAGGGCATAAACCCCACTCTGCGTTACCGCCACCTTGATCGAGTACTGCGCATTGACTCGGTTGTTCAGACCGGTCTGCGCCGTGCTGATCTGCTGCACCGAAGCATTGGTATCACCCAATGACGACTGAGTGGTCTGGATCTGCTGGCTGAGCGCGCTGACAGCGCTGGCACGGGCAGTAGCCTCGTTCTGGATCGCCGCATTGGCATTGCCCACCGAGGTGTACAACCCATCGATGCGCTGCGTTTCAGCTGTAAGCTTATCTCCCTGCTGGGTGACGGTGGTTTGAGTGGAGCTAAGCGCCGTCGCGGTGGCATCAGCGGTAGCTTGAGCGGCCTTGGCAGCGCTGACATCCTCCATATGCCAGTCGGTTGCATACCACACGGTTCCTGCGCCAGCGGCCTGCTCGATCTGCAGGAAGGGCCTGATGAAATAAACCCCAGCGGGGACGGTGTAATCCCAAGTGGATCGTGTCCAGGCTGAGGTAGTCGTCAGCCTCCCCCCCCCAGTGCCGGTTCTGCTTACAGTGCTCGGGTCGCTACCGATCTGGATGTAAAGGTTGAACGGTGCCGTCCCCGCCCCGCACGCCGCCAGCGCGGTCAACCGCCACACATCGCCTGGCTTCACGGCAACAAATGGAACATCGGCCAATGCTGGGTTGTGATCTCTACCGGAAAGCTGTGCTGCATGCTTGAACGGGCATCCCGCAGGCACCCCAGATGCCGTAGTTGCAACCGCTGTGAAGCCCATGCGGGTGAACGCCGGATCGAAGGTCGCATTAGGGATGATGTTCCCGCCGGCAGAGTTGGCAGCCTTGACCGAGGCGGTTAAAGCGGTAACGGACTGCGCCTGGGAGGTGAGGCTCTGCTCAGTTGCATCCACCCGGCCAGAGAGATTGTTGACCGCCGACGTACTTGCTTTGGTTGCGAGCCCATCAGTCGTGCTGTTGACCTTGTTTTCAAGCACGGTCGTGCGACTGGACACACTGGTCAGGCTCGTCCCTTGTTGGGAGACTGTCGAGGATAGCCCGTCGACGGTGGTTGAGACCGCGCCTATGGCCGTCGCATTGACCTGACCGTTATCCCGCCATCCGGTTGCGGTTGATCCAACCTCAACCTGAACTTGGTCTACTTCCATGAACCCACTGGAAACGGTGGCTGACCCGTACACCACCGCACAGATCTGAACCTCTACCGTTGCGGTTAGAGGGGTGAAAGTGACCGAGAGCTTCTGCCAATCACCCGTCGCGACTATCAACGCCTGCTGCCAGGTACCGGCTGCAGCTCCGGTGGACGACACTCCATTGATCTGCGGCTTGATCTGCAGGCCCGCTGCGGCACGTATGTACATCGAGGCGGTGTACGCTATGCCTTGGTCAACCGAAACTCGTCGATTCGACGTGGATGCCAGTCTGCACCAGATCGTCGAAGACATCCCTGTCAGATCAACGCGCTGCGCCACCCCCGGAGCCACCGTCGAATTTACCAAGCTGTAGACTCGAGTGCCGCCAGCGAAGTCGAACACCCACCCATCTGCAACTCCTGGAGTACTGCTTTCCTTTTCAAACGACGAGTTGTAGACGAGGTTTTCGCCTGCAACCTGGCCGAGCGAAGCGCTGATGTTGGTAATCGCTGCACCGTTGGCGGTTATAGCCGCGCCCTGCTGCTCCACGGTATTGCTCAAGGATTGCACTGCCGAGGCATCGGCCTTGGTCTGAGCGACCGCCAAAGCGGTGGCCGCAGCGGCGGCGGCATCAGTGGCCACCTTGTCGGTAACCGCGACCCACGCAGAACCATTCCACCGCTTCGGCGTGTTGGCGTTGCCAGTCGTGTCGATCCAGAGGTTTTGACTCTGCCGGTCGGCAGTACCCGGGGCGGCACTACCGTAGATCACCTTACCCTTGCCGCCCGCCAGATCCGACGCGGCCTGGGCAGCGTCCTGTGCCGCAGTCACGTTGTTGTTGGTGGTGGTCAGGCTGGTCTGTAGGTTAGTGATGCTGGTCGCCTGCGAGGCAACCTTGCCCTCGGCACTCGCCACGCGGGTAGTCAGGGCAGTGACAGCGCTCGCCGTGGTATCTGCTGTTGCCTGCGCCCCCTTAGCGACAGTGATGTCCTCCATGTGCCAGTCAGTGGCATACCATACTGTGCCACCTCCCGCCGCTTGCTCGATCTGCAGGAACGGCCTGATGAAGTAGACCCCGGCGGGTACCGTATAGTCCCATGAAGTCCTGGTCCAACTAGCCGTGGCAGCTACCTGCCCTCCTCCAGTGCCAGTCCTCAGTATGGTGGCGGGGTCGGTGCCTACCTGGATGTACAGGTTGAACGGTGCCGTCCCAGTGCCACACGCAACAAGCGCGCTAAGCCTCCAGACATCTCCTGGCTTGACTGCAGAAAAGGGCACGTCAACCAGCGCAGGGTAGTGATCACGAGTAGCAAGTCGAGCCGCGTACTTGAACGGGCAACCGGCCGGCACGCTAGCGTCAGCAGTGGCAAAGACTGTCATCCCCATCTGGGTATACGCCGGGTCAAAGCTAGCGTTAGGGATTGTGTTGCCACCGGCGGAGTTTGCCGCCTTGATAGAAGATGACAGGTTGGTGATGCTGGTCGCTTGTGTGTCGAGTTTGCCCTCGGCATTCGTCATGCGAGTATTCAAAGCGTTGACTGCGCTGGCATCTGCCTTGGTGGCCACCTGGCTCAGCGCGCTGGCTGCAGCGCTTGCGGCGTCCGTTGCTACCTTGTCAGTCACGGCCACCCACGCAGAACCGTTCCAACGCTTCGGCGTATTGGCGTTACTGGTCGTGTCGATCCACAGGTTCTGCGTCAATCGGTCCGCCACAGCTGGTGTGGTCGACTGGTACAACACCTTGCCCTTGGCGCCAGCGGCGTCGGATGCAGCCTGGGCGGCCTGCTGGGCAGCCGTCACGTTCTGGTTGGTCGTGGTCAGGCTGCTGCTCAGACCGGTGATGGCCTGACCCTGCGAAGACAGAGTGCCTTCGGCATCGGTTACCCGGGAGGTCAAGCTCTGCACTGCGCTGGCATCCGCCTTGGTCTGGGCGACAGACAGAGCATTTGCTGCGGCCGCGGCTGCGTCGGTAGCCACTTTGTCAGTTACCGCGACCCAGGCGGAACCATTCCAACGCTTCGGCGTGTTGGCATTACCAGTGGTGTCGATCCAGAGGTTCTGGGCCAGGCGCTTGTCAGCCGCGGGCGCAGCAGTGCCATAGATCACCTCCCCTTTTCCGCCAGCGGCGGTTGCTGCCGCCTGAGCAGCTTGTTGAGCGGCCGTGACGTTCTGATTGGTCGTGGTGAGGCTTGACTGCAAACTGACGAGCGATTGCCCTTGAGCCGTGACGGTACCTTCCACGTCGGCGACCCGCGTGGTGAGGCTCTGCACGGCAGAGGCATCGGCCTTCGTTTGAGCTACAGCCAAGGCGTTGGCCGCCGCGGCTGCCGCATCGGTGGCCACCTTGTCGGTCACCACCACCCATGCCGAACCGGACCAGCGCTTTGGCGTGTTCGCATTGTTGGTGGTATCGATCCACAGATTCTGGGCCAGCCGATCAGCCACAGGCGGGGCTGCCGACTGAACGATCACCTTGCCCTTCCCACCCGCCAGGGTTGCAGCGTCCTGGGCGGCCTGCTGAGCTGCGGTGACGTTCTGGTTGGTCGTGGCGAGGCTCGACTGCAAGCCGGTCAGGGACTGGCCTTGCGCGGTCACAACCCCTTCCACGTCGGTTACCTTGGTGGTCAGGCTCTGCACCGCAGAGGCATCCGCCTTGGTCTGGGCAACCGCCAGGGCATTGGCCGCGGCGGCAGCTGCGTCGGTGGCCACCTTGTCGGTAACCGCGACCCAGGCGGAGCCGTTCCAGCGTTTCGGGGTGTTCGCGCTCCCAGTAGTGTCAATCCAGAGATTCTGGGCCAAACGATCTGCCACTGCGGGCGCAGCCGACTGCGCAATGACCTTGCCCTTCCCGCCAGCCAAGGTATTTGCCGCATCAGCTGCCGCTTGCGCAGCACTGACGTTCTGGTTTGTGGTGGTCAGGCTCGACTGCAGGCCAGTCAGGGACTGGCCTTGCGCAGTGGTTACCCCTTCCACGTTGGTCACCCGGGTCGTCAGGCTCTGCACTGCATTGGCGTCTGCTTTGGTCTGGGCGACGGCCAGGGCATTGGCGGCCGCCGCAGCGGCATCAGTGGCCACCTTGTCCGTGACCGCGACCCAGGCTGAACCATTCCAACGTTTCGGCGTATTGGCATTACCAGTGGTGTCGATCCAGAGGTTCTGGGCTATGCGATCCGCTGCGGCTGGGGCCGTAGCCTGCACAATGACCTTGCCCTTGCTACCGGCCAAGTCAGATGCGGCCTGGGCCGCCTGCTGGGCTGAAGTAACGTTGCCATTGGTGGTCGTGAGGCTCGATTGCAGGCCGGTGATCTGCTGCGCCTGGGCGGTAGTAGTGCCCTCCAAAGTCTGAACCTTGGTCTCCACCGTCTGGACGCGCACGGCCAGCCCGTTTGCCGTCTGCACTGCCTGGCCGATGTCGGTCCAGTAGGTGGCATTCGGCGGCGGGTTGCCGGCCGGTACGTCACCCTTGGCCTGATACAACTTACCGTCTTCGCCCAGTACGCCCTGCCCAGCGGTGTACGCCTGATCAGGCTTGTAGGGCATCGAATCGGCCAGATCAGCAATCTGGTCAATCTGCTCCTGCAGATCGCTCTGCGCCTCGGTCAGAGCCTCCGACAGCGCGGCCTGCGCCTCAGTCAGAGAGTCCTTCGCCGCAGTCAGCGCGCTGTCGACCTCGGCAACAGCGTTATTGGTATCGGCGAGCTGCTGGTTCAGGTCGCTGCGGACCTCGCCAAGGCGCTCGTTCACCGAGCCAGGGCCGTTCATGTCGATCAGGTCGATGCGCTTGGTCAGCTCCTGGCCCAGCTCGCTTTCGGTGATCTGGTCCTTGATCTGCTCAAGGATCGCACTTGCATCTGCGCTGGCCATGCCAGAAACCAGCGAGCCCTCAACAGGGAAGAACGGACCAATGTTGCCGGAGCGATCCACCAGGCGCGCCCAGAAGTAGAAGCGCTGCCCGGCCCGCAGGCCCTGCATGACATACTCGTTCTGCGGGTACGACAGGTCGGCCAGCTTGGTGGCCAGGCCCAGCTCAGTGCCCTCGCTGTACCACAACTCGGTGCGCTGGGTGTCCTCGGCACCGGCCGGGAAGCCCCACTTGATACCGATGCCGAACAGCAGGCTTTCGGTGTCGAGGAAGGTGACCGCTGGCGGCAGGCCTTCCTTGCCGTTGAGCTGGGTGAGGACAGAGCTTTTCCAGATCGAAGTAATGTCGAAGGCGCTGACCGCACGCACGCGCGCCAGGTAGGCGCCGGCATAGATCCCGACAACATCCACAGAGGTTGTGCCGACACGCTGTAGGCTCACCCAGTTACCGTTGTCCTTACGCCACTCCACATCATAGGCGACAGCGCCTTCAACGGCCGACCAGGCGATGGTCATGGTGCTGACCGCGATGCCTTGGTCGATCATGTGAGCAGACGACAGGGTCACGCTAGCCGGTGGCTGCACGGTGGTTACCGGAATGACGCTGATCGGGCGCTCGTCCAGCTTGGCGCCGGTGTCGATGGCGGCAAACTTGCTCGGGTTGAACTCAAGCGCGGTGATCTCGTACTCACCCTCTTGGGTGCGAGTGGTCTTCAGCACGCGGAACAGCTGGACCGCCAGGTCGTCGTAGTCGATCGCCCACTGCAATTCAGGCTCGGGCTGCACGCCGTAGGCCGTTGTCACGGTCACTGCACGCCCGGCGACCGACTGCACGGTTCGCGCCTGGGCGGTCCCGTTCGGCAGATTCAGAATGAGCCGGTCACCAGCTTTGATCGGCGTGTCACGGTCCAGGGTAATAACGCGGCCCGCTGCGGCCGAGATCCGCCCGCCATTCGGACGGCCCGCCACCAGCTCATCAGCCACTGGGATGACGTAGCCAGGCAGCGGGATGCGGCCCTCCATGCCAGTCTTGAAAGTGACGGTGCGATCCTGGCTATTGCTCAGCAGCGCCCATTTACCGCGGCGCTGGGCTTCCGAGGCACGGGTGCAGCCGATGGCCGAGATTTCGACCGGCCGGTCCCGATAACGGCGCTGAAGCGCATTGTCGGTCACCGGGATCACGTCGGTGTCGTAGTTGTTGGCCGGGTTGTCGTAACTGACCAGGGCCCGGCTGTAGTGCGTGTTGCGCTCGGCGCCGCCATACACGAACTCGCCGTCGATGACGTTGGCCCGGGTGAAGACGTAGTCGATGTCCTGGGCGCGCGGCATGTCCGCCTGCATGAACAGCGAGCCGTGAGCCCAGTACACCATGCCACGGTAGATGGCCGACAGATCGCGCAGCAGGGTCCAGGCCTCGGCGCGGCCCTGCAGGTTCATGTCGCAGAGGAAGCGCGGCTCAAGGCCGCCCTGCCCGTTCGGAACCTGCTGGTCGCAATACTGGGCGATGCGGTACATCTCCCACTTGTCGACCATCCACGACTTGATGCGCTTGCCCAGGCCGAAGCGATCTTCCACGCACACGCCATAAGTGACGAACGCGGGGTTGTTGGTCCAAGCCTGCTTGAAAGTGCCGTCCCATACGCCAGTGTAGGTGCGCGCAATAGGATCGTAGTTGCTCGGCACAGGCCAGCGCTTGGCCTTGCACTTCACTGTCACCGCCGGGATGTTCTGGAACTGCTGAGCATCGAACTCGATGTAAAGCAGCGCGGTATTCGGGTAGCGCAGCTTCTGGTCGATGATCTCGGTGTAGCCAGCGATGGTCATCGTGTCGGCCACAGTGCCGCTGTTGGCATTCGGAGTGATGCGACGCACGCGCAGCATCCAGCCGGACGTTGCTTTTGGCAGGTTCACGCGCACCGAGCGCTGGTAGCCATTGGTGGTCTTGCCGTCCACCGCCCCCAAGTGTGCCTCGACATAGGCGCCACCATCGGTAGCGATATCGATGGCGTATTCAATGCGGTAGCCATTGGTATTGCCACTGCTGTCCTGCTGCGCCAGGCGCGGCCAGACCATTCGCACGCGCACAGCCGAGAGCTGGGTGTTGCTCAGAGCGCGGGCAAATGGATTGTCGCTACGCAGCTCCACATTAACGGTGGTCTCGTTCTCGATCGCCGGGATGCCTTGGATGTAGTCCTGCTCGACCGAACCTGGTCGCCACTCCCACTTCACCCCGGGGAAATTCACATTGCCGCTGGTATCAACGATCGGGGTATTGTCGAGGAAGATGTCACGGTCAGTGGGAGCGCCGTCGAACTCACCCTCGCCCACGGCAATTAGAATCTTGCCGATGTTGGTCGACTGTAGGCTGTCAGGAGCCTCGACAGGCGTTTTCGGCTTGCTGCTGCCGCCCTTGGCGCCAGTGATATCCAGTTGATCTGCTGGGCCCATGCTTTCCTCCGGGCAATAAAAAACCGCCCGGAGGCGGTTGCTATGTCGAGCGGCGCTCAGGCCGCATCGAGTCCTAACGTCATCTGAAGTTGTTCGCGCCAGTACTCGACCTGATGAACCAGAGCGGGTTTGCGCCCCTTCCATCGAGCCAGTTCGCGTCCACTTAGGCTGGCGACCTGCTGTCCATCGTCCAGCGCGCGGCAAGCACGATCGAACTGCTGCTTTTCATTCAGCTCACCGCGCAGCAGAGCGTCAATGTGCAGGTCGCACCAGACTGAGAACTTCATATCTAGCCATCGCGCAAACACGACCGCCAGCTTCGGATGGAGCCATGTCCCCGGAGATTTGCCGCCGCGAGCAGTACGCACCAGACCAAAGTGACCCTGAGTCACTTTGGTGTCTAAGCCCAAAGCATCCGCCATCACCTGCATGTACAGCTTGGTATCTTCCTGCTTGAGCCAATCCACTGGACGCTTGCCAAATCGCTTGGCCACATCGGTAGCGTTGACCCAGCCCTCGCTATTGAAGCGAACGGCCTGGCCTTCATAGTGGAACGGAATGACGTTGTTGTTCATGGGTAGCTCCTTCCGCCTGAAGAAGGCGGTGCAGGCAGGGGCGTAGGCGGAGCAAAACCGTCCCTTTTCGGTTGATCTGACCTAGCCTGCACCGGTATCCCCGAGGGGATTCGCGGGCACAAAAAAGCCCCGACACGCTTTCACGTCCGGGGCTTTGGCATTTCTACAGGCATAAAAAAAGCGCCGTTAGGCGCCGATCTCATGCAACTTGTACAACGTAGCTGAAAAGTACTGAAAAAGTGCAAGGCAGTCAACTGACTAGACCTTGTCTTGTGCCTCGATCGAGGCCGAGATGATCGCCCCACCCCACCGGCGCTCGCCGATGCAGATAGGGACAGGGTTGCCGCTGGCGGTGGTGTTCTTAGCGCTGCCGAAGGCGTAGGACGGCAGGTTCTCGGGAGCTCCACTCATGCTGAGCCCTTGAGCCTGCGGGCTCAGCATCTGAACCACTCCACCAAGCGTCATGGAAAGGCCAGCATAAAATGCGGATGGGCCCAGCCATATGGCAGATACCATCAGAGCAATGCCAATGATGGTTTGAAGAACTCCACCGCGCTTGCTGCCATGGACAACCGGTACTACACGAACCTCCTGAGTTCCGCGCAGGTTCATTTCGTCCAAGCCAATGTTCTTTCGGTTACGGAAGATGGCGAAGCGCAATCCCAACCCATCAAGCCGTCTGATTTCCTCCTCGAATCCTTGTAACGTAGCCTTCAGAGCCTTGAAGGCCTCCCAGGCCTCGCCGCTGTCAAGCTGTCGACGATGAGTTCGCCCGAACTTCTGCGCCAAGGATCCGGATAGTTTGATAATGGTCATTGGTTGATAACTGGCTGCTGTGGCTGCCATGCTTCCTCCAGGCATTAAAAAACCGCCCTAGGGCGGTTTGTGGTGATCGATCAAAGACATGACCTGACGGCGCGCTCCACAGCGGAGCGACCCGGCATGGCCGACCAAGGCATGCGCTGTCGAAGAGCTACTGAACTGCCGGTCGACGTTTTGGTGATATCAAGAAGCTCGTCTGCCATGCTGCTATTCGACACCCATAGGCGGTAACCGTTTTCGGTCTCCACCATTGAGGACTCCGTCCTGGCAGCCTGCCACTTAGGGAAAACGCACAAAGCATACTGTTTTGGGTCTTTCTTCGTTACCGCGCTAATCGAAGGATCGTTACCTTCCAAATCTGCGGTCGTCACGCACCCCGCCAGCAAAGCCAGCCCTACCGCCCCAATCAGAATTCGCATGTGATCCCTCCTTGAAATAGAAGCAATCTACCATTGCGATACGTCGGCACCAAAATGCTTCATCAGGGCGTTGGGCGCTCAATCGATCTTTCGATCAGAACCCTCTTCTCTTCGGCGTCACAGGTGATCAAGACAGTTGAGTCCTCAAGAAAAACTCGCGTCACTTTTGCGCCCGGCACATTCACCAACTGCTCTACATGCCTTGGCGGGGAGTTCAACTGAGCGATGATTTGAGTGCTGGCCTCTTCGCATCTCTCAAAAGCCATAGGCATCGAGCTTGACTGGGTGATTGCCGATGCTCCCCCGGAACAGAAAAGGCAAAACACTGCGACTACAGAACATCCCCTTCCTATACTGAGGGCTACTTCCGAAGACTGAGGGATCACCTCGACCTCGGAATCTGATTTCTTAGCTTGTGGCCCGTCACTCGACTTGCCTTTCTCCTGCGCACCTTCCCTCAGCATCTTTTCCAACGATTCAGCCATGCTGGAGTAGTCCATGTCCTTGATCCTTCGCTGGCGGCATTTGCTCAATGCTTTGAGCAAGCATAGACCGCGAAGGTTTCAGAAACTGGTCGGGCATCCAGCTTGGATAGAAAGCCAGTAACCCGACTGCCTGTTGCCGTAGTAGCGTTATGCCTCCAATGAACCGCCCCGGTCCGTTGCCGGAAAGCCCATGGACTGGGAATCAATGCCTAGGAAGCTCAATGCAGACAATTTTCCCGTATTTTCTCATCACCCGTGATGAAGAGGTCGTAGCGAAAGCTGCAGAAATATCACTGACCGGCGTCGAGGAGGCACGCGGCATTCACGCCTTCTTGGCTGAAATGAAATTCGATCAAGTTCGAGACGCACTGGTTTCGACTGGCAAGGAAGTCGCTTTGATCCAGGCTCACGAGCTGCAATACATCCATGCGCTCGGTGACTTGGCCAGGCTGTTCGGGCACCTCAATCGAGTGCCGTCCCGCTAAACAGCAATTCTCCGTTAACTACCTCAATTCGACTGCCTTCACTGAGGCTATAAGGGCCGCTGAGCACATACTCAGCGCGCCCGTCCTGAACATCGAGCTCAACTGGTTCGCGATCAGGGACTTTGCGGAGATGCCCACGCCAGGCGATGACTGGCTTATACGGATCATTGCTGTGCATATTCACTCCTGCGGCTCAGCCGCTTCATTTCGCGTCTTGATGACGCAATACGAGGCGCGCCCGGTCGAGCCAGGGGCCGCCGAACACGATGATTTCTGATGGCCTGCCGAGCAGGTGGTGCAGCATGAAGGGACCAGACCCGAAGAATTGGGCCTGCTCCTCGGGCAGCTGTGCGTCGGCGCCCAGGTAGATGCCGGCATGGTTTGGGTGCGCAGTGCGCCCCACTGCCATGACGATCATATCGCCGCGCTGCGGCTGGCTGACCTGGTAGAAGCCAGCTGCCTCATAGGCCTGCTCGTAAAGGCTCGGGCCGTCTGCCTGCTCCCACCATCCCTCCTCCCGGGCATAGACCGGAAACTCCAGGCCCCACTCGCGCTTGTACCAGTCGGCACAGACCTGCCAGCAGTCCCATGCGCTGTGCACGAACGGCCGCCCCAGCAGCGGCGTGTGTCCGGTCGGGGTGATGCTCCGCAGATCGCCCTCTGGCCACGACAGGATGTACCAGGGCAACCCAGTGGCCTCGCACATGGCCAGGTCACGCGGTGAAGGCCTGCTGGTGGCATCTGGATGCGAGTGCACAATGCCGATCACTTCACCCTGATCTTCGGCCGCAGCGTACTGCTCCGGCGAGATGCGGAACTCCTCTGTAGGATCGGTAGCAGTGTTGCCGCACGGGACATACCGCTGGGCGCGTCCCACAGCGATGAGCAGCCCGCAACACTCCCGCGGATACTCCGCCGCGGCGTGCGCTCGCACGGCGGCCAAGATGTGTTTGCGCATAGTCAGCTCCGCGCGATCAGGGATACGGCCGGGAAGCCGCCGAAGGGTAGCTGGTTGCCCTGGCCGTGACGAACAGTGCACCCGGTATCGAGGCAGCCATTGCACTGGTCCTTAGCCGGGTCGTCAGTTGGGTTGCCGTCAAGGTCGAAGTAAGGGCCGGTGTAGCCGCAGTTCGGACCGCGGTAACCGGCGGTCATCGCCCAGTCACACAGCTGGGTCATTTGCCGGCCGATCGTCTCTCCGCCAACATCACCGGGGCTGGCCAGTTCCCACGCTACCGTGGTGCCGTTCTCGGACACCTTTTGATCGATGTACCAGACCTCGATGGCTTCCTCGGTCGGATCAGCCTCCGGGTTGCCTGCGGGGAAATTCGCCGCATCCAGATAGCGCGCCATCGTATGGCGCATGGTCAGCTTGAATTCGAGCAGGTTGTCGAAGGCCAGGCAAAGGGCGGTAATCCGTCCATTGACGTTGCCAACCGTCAGCGTAGGCCGGACGGCGGTACCGTCCGAGTTCGCCTCGATGCCGTCGATCTGCATGGGCCAGGCACCGTACTCGTTGCCCTGCCACCAGATCGACTTGGCCGGCAGCTGATCGGCGTTGGAGCCAGCGGCTGCCAATTCTTCCGGGGTATGTGGGATTGCATGACCGTGGAAGCGCAGCACGTCGGCGTCGAAGTCCGAACCGTCCAGCTCGAACAGCAGGATCTCGGAGCCAGGCTCGAGCTTCTGCAATTGCGTGATCAAGCTCATGGGTGATAGGCCCTTTCAAAGGTGGTTGTCAGGCTTGTGATGCCGCCAGGCTTGCGCTGCTGACGGAATTTCTCGCAGCGGTACATGCCCAGCACGCCCTCGGCATTGGTCCATAGGAATGCCTTGGCTCCCTTGTGCCGACGAATGAAGGCGAGGATTGGGGCGATTTCCTCACCCAGGCCTCCAAACGTCAGGTCCCAGCTGTCGATTTCGGCATTGAGCCCGTCGCTCGAGACCTGGGCATAGTTGTCGCCGAACTGGGACTTCCTTGTCCTGAGCGTGCTATCGCCACTGGCTTCTTCATCGGGAGCCCAGGTGAATGTCTCAATCGCCATCAGCGCCTCCCGTTGCTGTTGCGGTAGCTGACGCCGCCGGCACGCCATGAAGCGGCAATAGCGCGATCAGCGACGCCCTGCATCTGCCGCTCCATGTTTTGCTGAAAAGCAGCGGTGTCTAATTCCATCCCTTCAGAGCTTCGATCCTCCAGCGCTATTGCAACCGGTACGGTGACCTGCACAATTGTCGAACCTCCACCACTTCCCCCCACCACCTGCACGCCCAACGAACCGTCCGCGCCGCGGGCAAGCGGCATGATCGCTTCGGGACCCGCCTCGCCCGCCACGCCAACGCCCCCTCCAGCAAGGCCGAAAGGGGTCGGTGTGTTGAGGATGCTGTTTGTGAAGGCGCCTCCTTTGGCGAAGAACTGCACACCGCCATCCCAGGCGCCACCCTTGGCCTGCCGGACGCCGGACCAGCTGCTGAGATAGTCAGCACCATAGCCCGCCTGAGAGGCGCCCAGATTCGAAGACACAGCACCGGCTGAGCCAGCAGTCATACCGTTGCCACTACCACCACCGAAGAGACTGCCAGCTGCGGATATGCCCATGCCGACCAAGCCGCTCAACAGTGAACTGGCGGCCTGCTGGCTGGCGATCCTGGCCATGTCCGAGATCACGCTGGTAGCGAAGTCCTTGAAGTTGGCCTTGCCAGTGATGGCGAACTCGGCCAGGGCATCGCGGGCCGTGTTGAAGCCGGTAGTGAGCATGTCATCGGTCGCGCCCGCCACGTTTGCTGCGTCCGCCTGGATGTTGGCCCAGGCACGCTTGGCGCCGTTGCGGTAGTCGCGCTGGGCCAGCAATCGAGCGTCGAAACCGTCGACTTCCATCTGCAGCTCGCGCGCCTGGTAGTCGGCCAGGTCCGCCAGGCGCTGTTGATAGGCGTCCTGGCTGAGCCGGCGCGACACATCCTCCTGCTGCTCCTCGAGCTGCCGGCGCGCCTCGGCATACTTCTGCCGCACAGCGTTCAGCCGGTCGGCCTGTTCGCGCTGGTCATCGCCCATGCCTACGCCGGCCACGTCCGCATTGATTGCGTCCTGGCGGGTCTGTAGCACCACTTCCATAGCCTTGCGGTAGGCCTCGGCGCTGTTGCGCCGGATCTCCGCCAGCTTCCTCTCTTCTTCGGCCCGTTTCTTCAACTCCGGATCGGCATAGGCCGCGTTCAAGTTTTTGATGCCGAGCTCCATCTCGGCGGCGGTGATCTTGCCGGCGGCCTGGGCCTTGCGCAGTCCCTGCACGCCATCGACCAGGTCCTCCAGGCGTTTCTTCTCCGGCAGCGCACGGTCGATGATCGCGTCGAGCGCCTTGATCTCGTCCTTCAGAGCCTTGGTGCGATCCTTGCTGCCTTCGGTGGCGTCCTTGTTGGCCTTCTTCTGCGACTCGATTGCACTGGCTGCCGACAGGATGGCCAGGCGGTCGGTCTCGGTGAGATCCGCATTTTCTGCGAGGTAGCGGTTGGCGATCTTGGTGGCATCGCCGTTGTCTTGCAGGCCGGCAAGCTGCTTCTGCAGCGTTTCCAGATAGGTCTGGCCTGCCGAACTCATGCCGACCTTGGCGGCATTGTTCGCCTGGGTGGCCGAAGTGTTCGCATCGGTGACACCGGTGAGGACTCGCAGAGTTTCCGCGATCAGGCTTGATCGCTGATCGGCGTCGCTGACGGCTCCCGCCTGGGTGATCCACTGCTGCACCGTGCTGGCCGGCAGTTGCAGCCGAGTCGCTACCTCCTGCAGCACGGGCGATAAACCCTGTCCGGACGCACGCGCCTCATTGAGGCGGTCGATCAGCCCTTGGTACTCGGCCAACTGCCGGTTGTACTGGCCGCCAGAGTCGCGCGCCGGAGCTGTCACCACAGCCGACCGGATGGACTGGGCCAGGTCGCCATAGGCGTCCTTGACCTTGTCAGCAGCATTGACCTGTTCCTGCTGCCACTTCACCAGCGAGGCTTCACGCTGGTCCTTGTTGAGCTTGGCGAACTCTTCTCGCAGCTGAGCAACCGGCTTGTGCAGATCGTCCAGGCTGACGCCCGCTTGGTCGGCGTTGTCGCTGAGTAACAGGAAGCTGGCTGCTGCGGTACCGGCAAGCAATGCTAACCCCATCGGGCCGCCGAGCGCCGACAGCAAGCCACCGGTGGCGGCGCGTGTCAGGTTGGCCTGGGCAATGGTCAGCGCCTCGGTGGAAGCCGTGAGCGCCGCCTGTTTTGGCAAGAGCTGCGTCTGAACCAGATTGAGCCGTTGCAGGCCTGTCGCGGAAGCTACCGAGGCCTCTGCCTGCTGTACCTGCGCCTGAGCATAGATGCGCTGTGCTTCGGCGCCTCGAAGTGCTGCCTGGGCGTTCTGTACCTCTGCGATGCGCTGGGCCAGGGCGGCCTTCAGCGCCATGCCAGCTTTGGCGACATAGAGGGTGAGAGCCGCAGCGCCCGCACCGCCCATGGCCACCGCCACCAGGTCGACGTTGTCGGCCAGGGCGATCAACACGCTCGACAGACCTGCGACGGCGCCGGTCTGCTCTTCCATCCCGCCCAAGAAGGTCTGGATGGCGTTGCTGATGTTCACCATCGCGTCTTGCACGCTGGTGGACATGTCAGCTGCAGCCTTGCGGTTGACCTCCACGGTGCGCAGCAGGCCGGTGTTGATGTCATCGAGCGACAGTTTGCCCTGGACACCGAGCTTGCGGATCTCTTCGGCGCTCTTGCCGGTCGCGCTGGCGATCGCGGTGACGATGGTCGGCATGGCGTCCTGAATGGATACCCAGCCATCGGCCTCAACCTTACCGGTCTGCAGCGCCTTCGAATAGGCATCCAGCGCGGAGCCGGCCTTGTCGGCAGCCGCCGCGTTGGTCACCAGCAGGAAGCTGAAGCTGTCGGTAATATCGAGCGTTTGCTGGGTGTTGAAACCCAAGCTGCGCATGACATCGGCAGTGCGAATGTACAGCTCTTGGGCCTCCGCCAAGGGCCGATAGGTTTCCTGGGCGGTGCGCAGAAGGTGCTCCTGCACCATCTGGTATTCGCCAGCACTGCCTGCGGCCGCCTTCATGCGGTCCGACATCTGCCCGTAAGCGTCAACCTGCTTGATGATGCCGCCAATTAGCCCGGCGCCGGCAACCGCAGCGAAGGCGCCACGCATCAGTGCACCAGCGCTCTCAGCCGCTACACCCGCCCTGTCAAAAGCCGAATCGACGGTGGCCAGGTTGCGGTCGATCGCCTGCGTGCTGCGCGCCACCACCTGGTCAGCGCTGGCCAACTCGCGCCGCAGCTGGGCTGTGGTCGCCTCGATCTGGACCAGCATGCCCTGGACTTGTTGATCGGCCATGCAATTCTCCAAGCACAAAAAGCCGCCCGGAGGCGGCAAACTACTCTGGCTGACGACCTCGGAAGAAGGCCTTCAGCTTGTCGGCCACGCTGGCGGGCCTGCGCGGCACCGCAGGCTGGCCAGATGGTTGGCCCTGGCCGCGACCGGCCCAGTCGAGACGTGCGTCAAGCGCCAGCATGATTTGGGGGATGGGAGTACGCCAGGCAGTGTCAGGCGGCCAGCCAAGCCAGCCGGTGGCCACGCCGAACAGGTAGTCGACGTAGCTGCCGTTCTTCACTGCGCTGTGCTGGCCGCCTCGTCCTTTCCCTTGGCAACCACACTCGGCGGTACGGGGTTGAGCAGGGCGGTGATGAACTCGGTCAGCTGACCCGACACCTTGGCCACACCAGTGTGGAACACCTCGCCGGCGATGGCCGGGTGCTGGTCGGGCTTCAGGTCCGCGCCGGCGATCACGATGTCAGCACAGGCGGCGATGCTCATCAGCCGCATCGACTCCAGCGCCGCACGCAGCCCGCCGAAGCGGTGCTCGATGCGCAACGCTGCGTCTAGGGTCGGCTTGAGGGTGTAACTGCGGGCGCCGATCACCAAGGTGATGGTGCCATGCAAGGCTTCGCTCATGGGATTCTCGCAGTGCGGGCGGGGTTGGGCCCCGCGGGTTACGGGGTAGCCGGACCGGCCGGGATTTCGATGATGTCGGTGTTGATCGCCAGCGTGACGTTGCGCCGGATCACGTTGTCAGCCTGGCCGGCGGCTACGGTGTTGTTCATCACCTTGACGCCGTAATAGAAGGTCGTCGGCAGGATCGCAGGGGTTGCATCAGGATCACCGTCATTCAAGGTGACCTTGACGTTGTAGTTGCCCTTGGAGCGGTCCTTATGGGCAACGGCAATTGCCTTTTGGCCGGCGTCCCCACTGTCGAAGCCGACTACCATGGTCATGTTGCCAGCGTCGGCAGTGCCCTTGTACTTGCGCACGCGGCCATCATTCAACGAGGTGAAGTTCACCGGGTTGAACGTGTCGCCGAACTCGCCGAGGTCTTCGATCTCGCCCACCTGGACATAGGTGTCGGCCTCGTACTCGGTTACGGTATCAGCGCCGGTCTTGCCGCCAATGGAGAGGCGGCAGCCGGCGGCTGTATTGAGGTTGTCTTCGGCCATGGGGATTCCTCCAAAGGCACATTGGATAAAAGCCGCGGCGCGGCCCGGTGGGTGATTCAATGGGTGGTGATCACGCGAACGGTGATCGAACCCTGGTAGGTGATACCGTCGGCATCGCGCTGTGCGTCGGCCTGCTCGACCCTGACAGAGACGGCCCGACCGATTTCCAGCGGCAGGCGGCGCTCGTCCAAGGCGGCGATGACCTCGCCGTTGATGCGCTTAACCTCGGCCTGGCCGACGGCATCAGACCAGACCGACAGATACAGCAGGCGCGTTTCGCGCTTGCGCCCTGAAATCGGGCTGCTGTTGACCGCGACTTCCCGGTCGATGGACACATAGGGCATATCCGCATTCAGCGGCGCGCCGTCGTAGATTGGGCAGCTGACTTCAGCCTGGAGCCTGGCGAAGATGGCCTCCTGCAGGGCCAGTGATGGATCAGCCATTCCCTACCCCCTGGCTTGCCTTGCGAAGCGTCAACCGCACCGCCGCCTCAAGATCCGCCATCACGTACTCGCGATTCACATCCAGAGACGGCCGCAGCCATGGATGAGCCGGTCTCGCCGGAATGTCAGGGTACTTACCGAAGAAGTGCTGCCCATCGGACTTGTTCTTGGTATCGCGCTGGCGGATCGAGTTGCGGCGCCCTTTCAGCTTCGACTTGTCGCGGTTGTTGGTGTGCACGCCTCCGATCGCATTGCGATCAGCTCGCTGGTACATGCTGCCGGAGTAGCCTTTGGTGCCGTACTCGATGAATCGAAGGTAAAAAAATCGCCGGTTGTCCCGCTTTCCCCTGATGCCAACTTGGGCATCCAGCCCGCTGGGAGCGACGTATACCCGAAGTGCCGCAGAAGCTGCTCCAGTGTCCTTCGGGAGCAGCTGCTGCTGAGTGGCCAGAACGCGCGCGGCCGCCTTTGCCATGGCCGGCTTCAGCTCGTTGTCCATCGTCTTATGGATGTTGCGCAGCGTCCGGCGTAGCCGGATGTCACCGCGGATACTGGACCGGCGTGCCATGGCCTACTCCTTGGCCTGGGCCTTCGCTGGCTTTTCGGCGTCGGCGGGCTGATCTTTGATCTCCACCGCGTAGCCGCGGGCGATCAGGCCTTCGCCGTATTCCTTCTTCACGTCGAAGATCTCACCCTTCTCCCGCTCGCCGGAGGCGCCGGTCAGCGGGCCCAGTGCTTGAATTTTCATGGTTCACCTCATGGATTCGGTACCGATGAGCAAACCAGCCTCATCAGGGTGTTTTCGTTGTCAGGCAAGACAGCTTCGACCTGGTAGGTGACACCGCGGCGCGTCAGCCGCGATCCGGCCACGATGTCAGAGCGCGGCCTAGCGATGATCTCGGCCGTAACAACAGCATTCAGCTTTTCAGCAACGGCTGATACCCGACCAGTTGGAGTTCGCACCTCACCCCACATTTCTGGGCGAGAAGCAGGAAGCCAGGTAACTACGGCGCCCCCGGACTTGTTCCGCTCTTCATGCCGGAGGGTCACCTTGAACAGATGACGCAGCGGACCGGCCCTCATACGCCCCACCCGACCCGATGCGGAGTCAGGAGTGCCACCGATCCTTTCGGAAGTTCGGTGGCAATGGTCCCGATCACAACGTCCTCGCGGTTTGCGTAAAGGTGGCCGAGGATCAGCAAGCAAGCGGCCTTGATCTGCTTGTTGCAGACCATGGGGGACTCGCCAGCATCCCCGGCGGCGACAGCCTCATCAAGCGCCTGCTGGTCGGCGTAGAAGCGCCGATTCAGATAGTCCATCGCCTGCCCTTCTGCCGCCTCGATCAGGAGTTCCAGGTAATCGTCATCGTCGTCGGGATCCCGCAGATGATGCCGAGCCATGGTCATGCTGATGACCGGCATATCGTCACTCCTTCAGCGGCTCATGTGATGCCAGCTTGCGCTGTACCAGCTCCTCTGCATGTCGGCGTGGCACCACGTAAGCGGGGCCGCCACGGCGACGCAGTTCGCCCTCATCCATGTAGGACCGCATCGGGTAGACCTGAAGAGTTGCCGGATTGGGGTTAGCCGAAACCTGATCCTCTCCAGCCGACTGAGCGTGTTCGTCGGCGTTGTCGGACAGGTCCGGTCCGTTCTGACCCGCGCCTTCCGATGCTCTCGCTTCCGTAGCGGAGGCTTCGGCACTGATGCTCATGTCGCTCGCCGAGACGCCCGATCCAGGACCGGAGTCTGTCGATGCTCCTGGCAGTGCCTGCTCTGCGCTCTCCCCCGAGCCTGGATCAGTTTCAGGAGCGTCCAACTCACCAGGATTTGGCGAGGCTGCGACACTAGGCGAAAGGGCCAAAGCCCCATCATCAGGCTGGCTACCGCCGGTTTCAGTGGTCGATGCATCCTTCGGCTCAACCGTGGACTCTGGTTTTTCCTGTTTACGTGCCATAGGAGTACTCCAGCAGAGCGCCATTACTGGCGCCGCCTTACGGAAGGTTTAGGGGGTGACGGTGGTAAGCGGACCGGTGACGAAGGCCTCTTCGCGGTAGATGGCGAATGCCAGCCGTTCTTCTGCGCGGATCGTCGCCATGTTGTTCTCGAAGTCCTTGTCGTTCTCGGTCGAGATCAGCACTTCGATTTCCATGCGGTCGAAGATCTGTGCACCGAGTTTGAAGGCACCAACCAGGAAGTCGTTCTGGGTCATGGCCTGAGTCGAAACCACTGGGCGATTCCAGAGTTTCGCGTTGGTGCCTTCCTGGGGCTGGCCGATGATGTAACGACCCTCGCCGTCCTTGGTCAGCTCGATGGCCGCCCAGTCGATCGGGTTAAGCACGATGCCGTCGGATGGGAACTCGGCCAGTTCGGCCTGCAGCAGCGCCAGGCGGAGGCGGTCAATGCGCTGTTCGCCGACCACCGCCACGCCTGCCGGCGCCGCGTACAGCTGGGCCACGGTCATCAGGCCCTGCAGGTTCGCGCCGGTACCGTTGCCATAGAGCAGCTGAGCTTCTTCCGCCATGGTCAGTCCATAGCGCGCTCGGCCGTCGATGTAGCTCCGCAGGGCCTTGGCGTCATCGAGCATCTGGCGGCTCGCTTTGAAAAGGTGGGCGATGGTGCGAACGTTCGCAGTCGCCAGTGCGAAGGTCAGGTCGGAGTACGGCTTGGCGGTGTTCTCAGCAACGGTTCGCGCGCTGTTGGTGAAGCCGGTCTCGCGGATGTACTCGATCGAATTCGATTCCGTGGTGCCAGGCGCCACCAAGTCGCGGATGGTCAGTCGGCGTTGCGGCGGAGCAATGATCCCCGGCAGGCGCTGAGTCTGCACCAGGTCGCCGCCGGTTGCGGTGGTGATAGCGGCTCGCGGCACCGAAACGCGACGAGAGCCACGGAAGGACGAGTTCATGTCCTTCATCTCTTCGCTTTCGATCACGAGCGCACCAACCGACTTTTGAGGCTCTTCCTGGCGGTTGCGGTCGCGATTGGCGTTCACCAGCTTCTGCTCGGCCTCGCCCAGGCGTGCCTGCAGCTCGCCTTGCTTGGTCAGCAGTTCATCTACCTTGGCACGGGTCTCGGCATTCATATCGCCGGAGGCTTTGATTTGCTTTTCAGTGGCCTCGGCCTGGGCCTTGATCTGGTCGCCGATGCCTTTGAGGCTAGCGGTAAGTTCGAGGTACTGCTTTTCGTAGTTGTCGCTCATCGCGAAGTTCCTTTGAGAAGATTGGAGATTTCAGCGACCTGGGCCAATGAAGCCGACAGATCGGGAGCGACAGCGCTTGGCTTATCGGTCGGGACAGCGTTATGCGTGCCCCCGCCGGTAGCGCGAGGCATACCGGACTTGAAATTGGCGAACAGTTCGCGGCGCTCTGAGCGGGGCATTCCGGCCTTGGCCAGCGCGACGTCCATGGCCTTGAGCGCATTGCTCTGCGCCGAGTCTTCGGTCTCGCGCTCGGTGATCTCGGTTGACGACAGGACGCTGGTGGCTAGGCCCAGCTCCACAGCGCGCTTGCCGCGGATGAAGGTCTCGTCATCCATCAGTTCGGCCATATCATCGACAGCTTGGCCGCTGGTTTCGGCGTAGAGGTCGGCCATCGCGGCATCGAACTCCTGCATGTCATCAGCCACATCACGCAGGTAATGACGGTTGCCCGCGAGGAACGTCCAGCAGTTGTGGATCATCAGGAAGGCGCTGCTGGCCACCTGCCGATCGCTACCGGCCAGGTAGATGATCGATGCGGCGCTGGCTGCCATGCCGAGCACTTTGGTGGTGACCTTGTGGCTGTGTTCCTTCAGACGGTTGTAAATGGCGATGCCTTCGAACATGTCACCGCCAGGCGAGTTGATGTACACCGTCACGTCCTTTTCACCGATAGAGCGAAGCGCAGCATCGATTCGCTTGAGGGTCACGCCCTCGCCGTACCAGTCCTCGCCGATCACGCCATACACGGTGATGGTGTCTGAGGTGTTCTCGACAGCCGCCTGGATTGCCGGATTCCACTTTTCGAGCGCGCGCGGGCTCATCTCGCTGCGCAGGCCGCGAGACTGGATCTTGTGTTTCATGGGTTACTCCAGAGGATTGCTGCCGGTTTCCTGCAGCCAGGCTTTCAGTGCGTCGCGAGCGGTTTGTCCGTCGTTCTGCTTGCCAAGTTGATCGAGGGGTACCAGGTTGGATTGCACGGTCAGCACATCCCCTCCGGACATACTGGGCAGGTTCTCCTTGCGCCGACCCTCGTTGCGGGTCATGTAGCCGTTTTGGCCCATGGTACTCAGATAGGCTGCGCGCCCGGAGCTGTCGGCCCGCAGAAACGCCTCAAGCGAGAATTCCGAATAGAAGTTGATCCGATCTACCGCCGTCATGCACCACTTGTTCACGCATTGCTCAATCGGCGCCGTGAACGACATGATGCAGTAGGTCAGGAATGCAATCTGCTGCTGTTCCAGTCCAGTGCCCCAGTTACTTCCCTTGTCGGTCTTCATCACCATCCAGGGCGGGACGCCGAACCATCGACAAATCTCCTCAATGCTGTGCCCTCTGGACTCCAACAGCTGCGCATCGGCGGGGTTGATGCCAATCATCTCCGGCTTTACGCCTTGCTCGAGCACCGGGCTCTTGCCGGCATTCAATGCTCCGGAAATAGTCTGCACGTACTCTCGAAACTCGACGCGCTGAGCTTTGTTCAGAGTCTTGTCCACCGAGAATGCGACCGTGGGCATCATGCCGTTGCGGAAGGTGCTGTTGGCCGCGTCGTCAGCCGACATCGCCGAGCCGAACACATCAGCACCGTACCGAATAGCAGAAAGACCAACCCGACCATCCAGGGTAAAGGCTGGGATATGCAGCATGTTCTGCCGTTCGATCTCCCGGCGCGCGCCCTTTCTTGGCCTGAAGAAGTATCTGATCCGGTCATCATCATCGAACTCAAGGTCTATTCGAGACGGCATCAGGAAGTCCAGGGCAATCACGCGCCCTGCAGAGCGGTGGATCTCGCAATAGGCATTGCCCCACAACAGCATCGAGGCAACCACTGCCTGCCAGAAATGGAAGGCAGCCATGTCTTCGTTGGGACTGGTGTGCACCACGTCGTACAGCGGGAAGTCCCGGGCACTCTCGCGACTGCCATCAGGCATCCGCCGGTAGATGCTCAGCGGCAAGCCGGCCACCGAGGTAGAGATGATGCGGACGCAGGCCCACACCGTGGAAAGACGCATCGCCTTGTCCACGCTGACCGACTTGCCACTACTAGACTGAGAGCCCAGAAAGGCGCTCCAAAAGCCACCGTCCGACAGTTTTATGCTCTTGCCCAGCCATTCACTCGTGCTGGCCGACGGCTTGGTAGCTGCCGCGCCCAATGCCTGAGATAGGGTTTTAATCACTGGTCAGCCCTCGGCGAAGGAAGCCGGCGATACAGAAGAGGCTCAGCGACCCCGCGAGCAAGGCCCAGCCAGTACCAGCCAGAATCCATACCCCGGCACATGCCAGGCAGAAACCCACCAGAGCGCAGGCGATGAAAATGTGAAGTGCGTTCATGCGATCAGTGGGTCCCGGATGCCAGCCATGAAGTTTTCCATGCCGCCCAGCCCCTCTGGATTGAGGGCCATAAGCGTCACAGCGTTGAAAAGAGCCATCAATGGGTCGATCTTTGCCGAGCCGCTGGCCTGTTTGGTGATCAATATCGAGTTGCCCTTGGGTTCGACTTTGGCGTTGCCGCAGCACCAGGCCATCATCGGCTGGCCACCGTGCAGCAGCGTGCCCTCGGCCAGTTTCCGCTCGGCGGTCTTGATCGCCCCGCCCAGGCGCCAGCCCTGCGAGATGCCGTCGATCTTTTCGCGCGGGATACCCACAGCCTCCAGCGCATCGAGAATCGCTCCGACGCCGGCCGGGTCCAGCCCAACCTTGTCCAGCAGACCGGCCTGCTCGACCTGCGCCACCAGCTGAGCCACCTCCTCGATGTCATCGCCAATACGTTCCACCAAGGTCAGGTGGCCATCCTTAGCGAAGTCACGGATACGTGGCGCTTCGGCTTTTCGCCGCTCAAGCACCGAAGGGTGAGCCCAGGCGTGGGTCCAGCTCAACCAGCGACGGGTTCCCTGCTCACGCCCTACCGCGGCCAAGCCCAAAAGGTCATCCAAGCCGCCGCCGTCGATGCCGATATCGATCACCTCGCAGCGTTCAATCAGATCCTCAAGTGTGCGACATAGCTCGGAAGCCTGAACCTCCCAAAAGTCTGCACCCGCCCAGCGATCCGAGAGCAGCGCTAGGCCGATCTCGACGTTGAGGTGCTTCGCCAGGAAGCCCCGGAACGACTCCTCACCATCCAGCTGTGCCTGCGCATAGCCGCGCTCGATAAACGGCTCGTCAACCGACAGCCCCAGGTTGGGGTTGGTGATGTAGGCGTTGGAGAAGTCCCGGTGCGCGCCAGCATCAAGCATCGCTTTCGGGAACTCGTACAGCACCGGCAGAAAGGACTTGTCGACGATCTCACCGTCCCGAACCTTACGGGCGTACATCAGCTTTTGCCGGAACACACCGGCCGGCGGAGCATCGGACTGGGTGGTAGCCCAAATGATGAAGCCCTCAGGCCGTGACGCCAGGCCACCGGTGGCCTCTCGTAGCATCGCTTCGGCGTTAGCGCGTTTGCCGAACACCCATAGCTCATCGACAAACACGCCGATGGCTTTCTTGCCTGACACCGTCTCGCTGTCAGCGGCAACCACCTTGAGCGTGGCGTTGGTCTGGCGATGGGTCACGGTACGCAGGTGGTCTTGCACCTTGAGCAAGGCATCGAGCTCCTCATCCGCTCGCACCATGTCGCGAATCGGGATGTAGGAGTTGTCCGCGATCTCCTTGGTGGGCGCCAGGATGATGAACTCCCCGGATGGGCGCCAGTTGAGGATCAGTGCCGTGAGCATGATCCCGGCAGCGATCGTCGACTTCCCGTTCTTTTTGCTGATCAGCAGCATGAACTCGCTGACGAGGCGCCGGCCTTCGTCCGGATCGTAAGCTCCGAAGATCGCCGCAACGAACTGGTTAACCCAGTCGCGCACGGTCTCGGACATCAGCGGACTGCCGGTGGCATCGACCATGCGCAGCGCGCCAAATACATCAAGAGCTTCTTCTGCTTCGGTGGGGAACAGCGGCTTGAAGGGAATTAGGCTCTGGCGCGCAACGATGCGCTGCTCCCAGTCGGGGCATGCGGTTGTCCAGTTCATCATTTCACCGACCGCAGCGGACCGCGCCGAGCGCCGAACTTACCGGTGGCAGCCTCGGCGGCCTTCTCCTTGGCCTGGTCTTTCTTGCCGCTCTCCCCTTTGCGCGGATGCACGAACGGCATCAGGGCCTTGGCTGCATCAACTCGGAGCTTGGGCTCACTGCCCAGGTCGTTCATCACCGAGAGCAGGAAGTCCTTCGGATCGCGGTGCAGCAGCGCCTGGGTCAGGTCAAAACCAGCAAGCTCTGGCTCCAGTTCATCGTCAGTTACCTGGGCCGATTCTGACGCCTGCTCGGCCTGGTCAGAGGGCTCCGCAGCGGGCTTGGCTTTAACATGCGCTTTAACATCGCCTTTAACATCTGGCGGCATCAGGCCCAGGGCGCGGAGCTTGAGTAACTCAGCCGCCACATCCTTGTCCTTCACCAGCCGAGACCCCGCCGCAGACGCTGTCTTCTCGGAATAGCCAGCCGCCACGGCAGCGTCCCGATTGGACGCACCTTCCCTCAGCGCAGCGATGAATGCGCGCTTGCGGGATGTTAAAGCCATTTAACAAAAATCCTGTGGGGGAAAAAAATCTGTACGTGGGGTCGGTGGCGGTCTAGCTAGATGAGAATCCCAAGCTTTTGACCCCCCTACCCCTTTCGCGGCACGTCACTGGCATGCCTCTACATCGCCGTGCGCGGGTTTCGACGATCCGCTGACGCCTCAGCCACCCAGTCCCGCCGCCTCCTCGGCCTGCTTGACGGAGTCGTGGCAAAGCTTGCAGAGGCTCTGCCAGTTGGTCTGATCCCAGAAGAGAACCTTGTCTCCACGGTGAGCAACGATGTGGTCGACAATCCCGGCGGCAGTTGTGCGACCGTTCCTCTCGCAGTAGATGCACAGCGGGTTATCACGCAGATACTGCTCTCGCGCCTTCTGCCATCGATAGTCATAGCCACGCTGGGAGCTGGTCATGCCGCTTCGCCAGCTGCTGGGTGTGACAACCTTGACCCGTGAGCCTGCGCTCTCCTTGATGCGAGAACCGAGCGTCTTGAGCCTGGCCATCAGCGCACCTCAACCTTCAGGCCGCGACCGACCCAGTAGGCGATCCGACCAGGGTTCGGATCGCACCCTGTGACCTGCGCCATTGCCAGCACGCCAGCCAGGTAGTACTTCAACCACCAGCGATGACGGCAAACGATCGTTGTATACACCCTAGCCATGCCGGTGCTCCTCATCTCTTGTACCAAGTCATCTGATAGCACCGCGCATCAGGCGGCACCTCGGCGATCGGCCAGCGCAGGCAGTCCATGTGCTTTCGCTCTGGCCTGGTGCGGCTCACCCTCAGCGTCTGCACCAGGTAGGCAGAACCGGCAGCAGTGGTGATGTAGTCGCCAACCGCGATGCCATCGGCGCCGTCCATATACAGCTTGCAGGGCGTAAAAGGCGGCTTGGTCATGTCAGCAGATCAGGCTAGGGATAGGCTGGCCTTGGTCCGCGACCCTGGTGGTCAACTTCGTTACGGCTTGGGCCTGGGCTGGGCCGGAGCCACCGACGTGAAAGCCGTACTGCGGCGTCACCTTCACGAAGACCGCCTGCAAGTGCTCAGTGATGGACTTCCACTGCTCAGGCGTTGGGCGCTCGCCACCATTCAACTCAGCGAAACCGTTGAGCCAGTAGGCGAACTGCTCTGGCGTCATGCGCGGCTGAGTCGGCTGTGAGATGTTCGCGCTGGTGATGGTAGTAGCAAGTGTCATGGGATTACCTCAACTGTTCGCGCCACGAAACAGCGCAGCTCGAATTTGTGGCGCGGGTCAGTCAACACGCACGATCTTGGCCACGTTCCCCTTGGCCCGGCAAACCAGGATGGCGGCCAGAAGATAGAACGCAGTGTTGAACCACGACACATCAGCGAACTCGTCATGGAGCACCATGCGGCCGATGAGGCTGACACACTGCATGCCGGTCACCGCGCAGGCAGCCCAGGCCATCAGGGATACGCCCAGCTTGTAGCGGGCATCGGGGTATGGCCGGTAGCGCAAGCCGATCATCACGAAGATGACGGCGCACAGTGCGGCCTGGATAACGGCAACCATTCAACCCTCCTTCCTGGCTCGCAGGCGGAAGACCCATTGCAGCCACCGGGGCATCTGCCCGGTCTGCATCCACTCCAGCAAGCCGGAGAACGTGACGACGCAGAGCACGCCGCACACGAAGGCGCTGAAGCCTGCGGTTTGCGTCCAAGCCCTGCCCAACATCTCAGCGGCGCCAAGGTAGCCGCCGATCCAGCCGGCCAGCAGGTAGCCAATGCGGCGAAGCATGCCAATGTCTCTGGCGTACACGACGTAGAAGAAAGCCCCGCCGAACGCGCCCACCAGGGTGGCCAGGTCCAGTTCAGGGAAGAAAGCACCCAGGCCGACGCTGGCAAGTACGCCGGTCACTGCAAGGGCGCCGGTACTCGGTTCGGCCATATGGATGCTCCATGAATAAAAAACCCGCACAGGGCGGGTAGTGGCTTCGTGCTATGGTTCGGGGCTCTCAAACCATGGAGAAACACAGCATGAAACCGGAAATCCAAAGTATCACCTTCCACCCCGCCAGCTTGTTTACCGTTGTCAAGGTTAATGACTCTTTGAGCATTAGCGTGACACTGCCGATACCAGCGGCGCAGTACGAAAAGATGACAGTTGATCAAATCAGTGACGCTGCGGTTCAGCATGCTCGGAGCCAGAACCGCGAGTAAGTCAGCCCCTGCTTTCGCTCTTGCCCTGCAAGATTTCGATCTGAGCTTGCAGGGCATCGATCCTTTGGGCTGTGAGAACTGCGGCAGCCTCATCTAGGCCTTTTTGACTTACCCGATTAAGCTCAACAACGGTCAGCCGGTCATTGACAGCTCGATTCTCGCCACCCTGCTTGGCCTGGCCCTGCTCAAGCAGTGCGATCCTGCTTTCCAGATCGGTGGCCAGCTGCGCTTCGCTGATCTGAGCCTTGATCTGATCCAAGAGGTCATTAACGCTGGGCTGCTTCGGTTGCTCAGCGTCTTGAACGCCAATGCCGATGCCGGTAGCGACGTACTGCCCTTGCTCGTTAACGCTCAGCTTCACCTTGAATCGGGCAGGATCTTTGACGTACAGAAGACTGTCGATAGCTGCCTGGCAGATGAATACCTGGCCATCGACAACAACGAAAGGAGTAGCCAGAGCGTTGTCTGCATTCACCCTGGCGCTGGCCTCGTTGGTGATCGTACCGCGGATGGCGGTAACGCGGGAGGCATGCTGACCCTTCGCTTCACGGACTAAATCGCGGATAGCCTGGGCAGCCTCATCGTTGGTCTGGCCCGGGCCTGCCGTGGTGATCATCTTCACCTCAGCGTGAATCCGGCGATTGCCATCGTTAATCACGAGCCGAACATTGTCGTGGATTTTCCAGCCGGATATCCCCGGCACATAGTCGGCGCTCTGCATGTCCGTTCTCCAGATACGAAAAAGCCCCGGCATGTGCCGAGGCTCATAAATTCAGAAACCCGCCATTGGCGGGTCTGCGCTAAAGGGAATCTAGTTCAGCTTGCGGGGGCCTGTCTTGAAAGAAAAACGCTTAACGCCTTCGCTGGGCTCAACCGGAATGCCTTGAAACACGAAACGCACAGCGTCAGGACTGGTAGCCATAATCTGGACGTAATCACCCAGCTGGCCGGAGTCCGTCAATTGCTGCCAGTAGTCTGGGTTCACCACTATCTGGACGACCTCTTTGTCAGGGTCAGCAGCATTATGCTCCTGAATCCCCTTAACAAGCAGCTCAATGCTCATGGATACTCCTTTCGACAGACCCTTTAAGGCGCTTTGCTCTCGCGCACCTACCGCAAAGTAACACGAAAGATACGGGTGAGGACCGGGGATGTCAAGCGGCTTCACGACGAATATCAATCGCGCCGTCGATCCAGGCCACGCCTGCCTTCCACAACTGCCGGGTCTTCTCCTCGCCAAAGCCTAGCTTCTTGCCAACATCCCTGAGCGAAGTGTCGCGGGAGGTGTAGTACTTGATGATGACCTGGCCGCACTCGGGGTAGCGCTTGTTCAGCCGCCCGACCAGGCGATCAATGAACAGCGCGTCATCGTCCGTAATCATCGGATCGAGGATAGTGTTTTCCCGCGATGCGCAGCACGAAACGCCAGAGCCAAGCACTACCCAGCGCCCCCAGTGCTCCAGCAGATACTCGGCCGACTTCTCTACATTGCTCATGTCCTTCCCCCTAATCCCCGGTGTAGTTGGTGCCTCCGGCGCCGCGCCGGTTGCCTTCCTGATACTGCGCACCCGGGCCGGTGGCCCGAGGGTTCTTCAACTGCTCGATCTGCCGGTTCGCGGCCTGAAGCTTCAGGCTGAGCTGGGTCACCAGTTCATCCAGGGCCAAGGCCTCGCCAGTTACAGCCGCTACCCAGCCAGAGGCGTTGCAGTGGTCACATGGCAGTTCGTGAAACACGCCCTGAGTGACCGCTCTCCCACGGCACAAAGGACATTTGTCCAGCTCGATCACGGCCTTCTTGAAGGCTGGGCCGTGTTTCTTCATCAGCCAACCACCTTCAGGCCCTGGGCCCGCAGCGACTTTTCGGCCACCTCTCGCGCCCAGGCCGCGTCCGGGTCGCCCATCTGGACGGGGAACGGGTTGGTGACGTGCAGCGCTTCACGGGATGCCCACCAGCCCTCCCGGCGAGCCTGAAAGACCGTTTCTTCGGCAGCCGTCCAACAGCCCTTGCAAGTCACGATGTAGTCGCCAACAGCCGGGTCCCATTTGATGCCATCCGGAACCGGGAAGCGGCGCTCGAACTCGGCGCGGATTTTGTCGCTATTGCTCACTTCGAATCCTCGCTAATAACTAATTCGCTAAGGTCGCCCGAGGCCTCGCCGCCGTTGGCTTGTGGCGAATTCTGCGGGATTTCAAATAAGGCCTCTTTAAGGCCGTGGATGGCGGTGAATCCGATCCGGTCAAGCCACGCATGCCACTTCTCCAGAGCCAACTTGCGCTGCTCCATGGCCTGCGTGTGGATGTAGGTGCTAGCGATCTTGCCCAGCGTGTGGTTCAGCAGCATCTCGCCGATGTGGCCGTCGATGCCGAGGTCTGTCCAGGTGGTGCGGGACACCTTGCGCAGGTCGTGGCTGGTCCACTCGCCCTGCCCCAGTCGGGTGAACACCATGCTCGCCTGGGTCTCGCTCAGGCAGTGGCCACGACGGTTCGGAAACAAGTAGGCGCCCTCATAACCCTGTGCCCGCTGAATCGCTCGGTACCGGATCAGCAACGCCGTGAGCTGAGCGGTCAGTGGCAGGCGGTGCTCGGTGCGGGTCTTGGTGTGAGCTGCGGGAATGAACCACTCGGCGGCAGCCAGGGTCACGTCACTCCAGCGGGCCATGCGGGTTTCGCCGATTCGGGTGCCGTGGGCCAGCATCATCAGGGCCAGCATGGCGTCGGTCGGGGTCGCCTCGAATGCCTGAGTCAATTGCTGCATCAGCTCGGGCAGGTGCACACCACGCAGGCGGGCTGCCTTGGGGGCGATTCTCGCCTTGGTGAAGTCACTGAAGCGCACCCCGGCCAAGGGATTGCTGTCGATCATCTCCAGCTTAAAGGCTTGGCGGAAGGCGGTCAGCAGCATGCCGAACATCTGCCGTAGATAGGACAGCGATAGCTTGGCCTGGGCTGGCCAGATCAGGTGCTTGTCGATCAGCTCGGCGGTCACGTACTTGACTGGAAGATCGCCCAGGCATGGGCGAAGGTGCTGCCCGATGGCGGAGCGGGCGGCGGCTTTGCGCTTTGCAGACAGCGAACGGTCGAGCGCCATCCGGCCGGCGTACCAGTCGAGCAGCTGGCCCACGGTAGCCATGCCCGAAACCACAAGTGCTGTAGCCGGCTCACGCAGCAGGCGCTGACGCAGCGCGGGCAACTCGGCAATCACCGCCGAAACGCTCAGTTCCGGCCAGCGGGCGACCGGCACCCACTTCTTGCCGCGCACCAGGTGCCAGGTGCCGCGCTCGCGGTTGCTCCAGAAGCGCAGGTACAGGCCGGGGTGCCGCGGGTCGCGCAGGTCGCGCACCGATTTGTCAGCGGCCTGCCGGCGCACCTCGGCCTCGCTCAACTTCACCTCCCGAGTTGCAGTCATGCGGCCACCGTTGCTGGCAGCATCAGGTAAGCGCGCAGGCATTCCATGGCGTCGAACTGACCTCGGCACACCACGGCCAAGTAACCTTGCGCGTTCAGGCGACCGATGCAAGCCTGCTGGCTGAGCGAGACATCCGCAGGATTGACTGTTGCCTTGAATTCGATGAATAGGCCGAAATATCCACCGCGAGCCATAGTCAGTTGCAGGTCAGGAATACCCGCCTTCACACCTTGGGCCTTGAGTCTCTTGCCTTCAGCCATGCCTCGGAAACCGCCGTTTGGGATGTGATGCAGGTGCACAAAAACCTCGGGATATCGAAGCTCGACCTCTTGCATCAGGGCAGCCTGTTCGAGCCCCTCGCGCTCGACACGCTTTGCCCTAGGCTTCTTGGTTTTTTGCGAACGAATGGCAGCGGCGCTCATGCGACGAGAACCCCCTCGCTGATCAACTGGGCCTGGGTGCGCATCACGCCCTCTGCGTGATACTGGCGGGCGGTGTCGCGATCCACGGCGCGGCTGCGCCCGTCACAAGCGTCGTGGCAGGCGCTGCAGGACCAGGCGCCTTGCAGGTCGTGCGGCTTCTTGCCGACTCCGCAGGTGCCGGCCAAGCGGTAGTGCGCAAGGACGGTGGTCTCGGGATTGCCATTGCATACGCCAGGGATACGCACCTGGCATTCGCGGCCGCGTGCGGCCATGGTTAGTTTTGATTGCCGCATGGGCTGTCTTCTCCATGAAGATCTATGACGCGGAAGGTGTTAGGCCACATGCACTGGCCATGGCTACGAGCTGCCTGCTCGTCGCGATACAGCGCCATCGGTTGGGCTGGCTCGTGGGCAAGATCCAGCAGGTCGCTGCGGCAATACAGCGCCCATCGATACTCGGGAAGCTTGGGCGGCAGGTGCATTGGGTCAGTCATGCAGCGGCTCCTCGTTGGGCATAGCGAGATCTCAGGGATCGCTCGGGCGCAGGCGCTTTGGCGGGAGGCTGCCAGCTCGCAGAGAGGCTTTCGAAACGGTTGAACTGTCCCAAGAACGCCGCGCGTACGGTTCCGGTTTCAATGTCACGACCTTTCCCTACGATGATTTCGGCGATGCCTTTGAGCTCGCTGTCTTCGTGGTAAACCTCATCGCGGTAGACGAACAGGATCACGTCTGCGTCCTGCTCAATTGCGCCCGACTCACGAAGATCAGAGGGCACCGGGCGCTTGTTTGGGCGCTCCTCGCACTTGCGAGATAGCTGGCTGAGCAGCACAACAGGAATGCCGAGCTCGCGTGCAAGCAACTTGCATCCGCGACTTATGCCGCTGACCTCTTCAGTGCGATTGCCACCCTCGCCTTCCATCAGCTGAAGATAATCGATCATCAGGATGTCGAGCCCATAGCGCATCTTGTGTCGGCGAGCCATCGAGCGAATGCGGCCTACCGTGGCGCCGGCGCGGTCTGCGATGAACAGGTTTGCGTGCTGGATCTTGCCGACTGCCGCGCACAGTTCCGCCCCGTGGGACTGGCAGGCAGAACCGTTTTTGATGAGGTTGAGCGGAATCTTCCCTTCTGCCGCAGTGGCTCGATCAATGAGCTGGGCCCTGCTCATTTCCAGACTGACGACCAAGGCTGACTTCTTCTGGCGAACCGCAGCGTCCAGCACAAACCCCATGGCGAGCGTGGTTTTGCCCATTGCAGGCCTTCCGGCCACAACGATCAACTGCTCCGGCTGCAGGCCACCCAGTTTCTCGTCAAGGTCAACCAAGCCGGTGGACAGGCCAATCAACGTCTCACCGCGTGCCAGGCGGTCATGCCTCTCCTGCCAGACCTCCAGCTGCTCGGCCATCAGATCACCAGCCTTGACGATCTCATCACCATCGGTGCCAGTGTCGATCGCCATGGCAGCTGCCTGCACGGCCGCGATCTTGTCCTGGATGTCACCCCCACTCTGGGCGATCTCCAGCGTTCGGTCACTCAGGTCATACAGAGCCCGCTCCACGGCGCGCTCCCTGACGATCCGGGCATACTCGCCTGCGTTGGCAACGCTTGGGGTGTTCTTAGCGATCTCAGCGCAATACGCCAGGGCGCTATCACCTGAGGACAACGTGCCCAAGTGATCGGCCACAGTCAGGAAGTCCACGGAGCGACCCGTGGAGCGCACCGACATAATCCCTCGGAAGACTTCGGCATTGTCAGCGAAGTAGAACGACTCCGCCGATAGATCGTCGGAGAGAACGTCGATCAGTTCCGGGCGGAGGAGCATGGCGCCGAGCAGGCTGTGTTCAGCCTCGAGGTTGTAGGGCTCACGCATGGTAATTGCCCTCGACCACCTTCACGAAGTTCGAAGGGGCAATCAGCCAGTCGAACGTCGCCCGGAAGGGTTTGACACCATTCCTGCCGTCGATCTTGCCCATCAGGAAATCACTGCTGGCAACGATGGTGAAGAAATCACGCCAGAACTCAAGGTCCTGGTGGACGGGACTTTCCGCCCAACGCGCCTTGATCTTTGCTGAGCGGTCTTTGTTGATCAGAACCACGCTCGGCAGAGTTGGCAGCAGTTCGTTGAACAGGCCGACGATCTGATCGACTGGTACCGAATTCAACGCCCCGCGCATGCCCGCGGTATCTCCTGACGGTTCCTTGATGGTTCCTTTACGGTTCTGGGGGCACGTGGTGCCGGGGTGAGGGGCATCTAGTGCCGGGGTGGGGGGCATTTCCTGCCGGGGTGCTCCGGCATCTGCTGCCGGGGGGCACGTGGTGCCGGGGTTGTAGTTGGATGGGCTCACGGTGTACCAGGTGGAACGGCCTGTTCGATGGTGAGCAGACAACACTCCAGACTGCTCCAACCAGCGCAAGGCGTTGCGTACGGCACGCTCGGACAGGCAGGTTCGCTCTACGATACGAGCCACCGAAGGCCAGCAGACGCCGTCGTCGTTTGAGTTGTCGGCGAGGGATATCAGCACGGACTTCTGGGCCGGACTCATGCCCTGGAGTGGCCAACAAGCCGTCATGATGATCGTGCTCATGGCTGGGTCTCGCACAGGGACGCGCGCAGGTGCTCCACGCACTCGGCGCGAAATGCATGCTTGGACGCAGGCGCGTACTGGTGTCGGATCATCCGCGCTGCGTTGAGGGCGGCGGATTTGTGGAAAGCTTTCTGGTGCAAAATGGCTACGGGCGCGCTGTTGCTTGCATCCATTGCAGAGTGCATAATCGACCTCGATGTTTGTTGTAGAGAAGCCGCCCTGCCAGGCGGTTTTTTTTCGCCTGCGATTCGACTACTGGATGGATTCGCAGGTGTTTCGGTCATCTACTGGCTCAGTGCCAGCTCGCGGATAATTCGATTCACGACCAGTCGAGACCTAAACCCTTCCATTCAATATCGGGCTACCGCTTTCACAGGCCAAACGGGTACTTCTCCTTGCAGTTGGAACGGGTTAGGCGACGGATTGCTTTGGGCTGTGCTTGCCACTCTCGATCAGCTCACCGTGCATTTGGTCTATCGCAGTCCCGGCTAGGTAGCTCGGGTTGCTGATCTGTCCATTGCGAATGCGGAAGACTGTCGAGATGTCGCATTTGGCTCGCTCTGCAATGGCCTTGTAGGTCATGCCAGAGCCGAGCAATGCATCCAGTTTTTTCGGAAGATCGGTAGCGCTCATGGCTGCCTCCTGTGTAGATATGCACATCATCATGCACTGGTGCATAACTGTCAACGATCCGCTGTATTGCTCTATGCACTGCTGGGAGGCAGCATTGCACCTATGCATAAATCGATAGATAAAATCCTTGCTCAACTGATGGCCAGAGACGGCATCACCCAGATTGAGCTGTCGAGCCGGACAAGCGTCGGGCAGTCGACCATTTCCCGAATTCTCAAGCCGCAGGGCCCAAAAGGGATCAAAGAGCCGACTGACAAGCAGGTGCGACCTCTTGCAGATTTTTTTGGAATCACCACAGATCAGTTGCGAGGCTACGAACCTTTAGGTGAGGCCGAGCCTGAAGCCCAGGGCCGCAAAAACCTATCTACTGCCGAGATCGTTAGGCAGATGCTCGCAAAGCATGGCAAGGGCCTTTCTCTGGATGCTCGGCAGAAAATCGCCGAAGCCATTGAGGAAAAGTCTGCCGAGCAAGCCGCTTCCAATGTCATTGCCGTCGACTTCGTTCGCCCAGGCCTGGTCGGCGATGAGGTGTGGATTGCTCACTACGATGTGCGCGGAGCAATGGGCGATGGTGAAGTAGCTCACGACTTCCCTGAAATGCTGCAGGACATCCGCGTCAGCCCTACTCACCTGCGAGAGATGGGGGTCGAGTTCAAAGAGCATTTTCATCTGAAGCTCATAACGGGTGTCGGTCAGTCCATGGCACCAACCATCAAGAGCCGTGACCCGTTGGTCGTTGACATCAGCATCCGTGAGTTCGTGGGCGACGGGATCTACTACTTCTCCCACCAGGGCCATCAGTACATCAAGCGCCTGCAGAAGAAGGGTCGCGACCATTTCAAGATGATCTCGGACAACACGAATCATCCGCCCGAGGACATCCGGGTTGATGAAACCTACATCCAGGCCAGGGTGCTACTAGTGTGGAATGCTCACCTGGTGTGAACCATAGAAACATCCTCCGGTTCATTGGCAAGGATTTAGCGAGCAGTGCTAGACAGAGACCATTACCGCCATCAAGGAAAAGATATGTCGCGAATGATTACGGCCTTTTTGGCCTTAGCTCTGATCCCCGCGGTTTCTCAGGCCGCAAATCTGCACGTGCCGTCCGACTCTAAGGCCACCTACACCATCTTGGCCCGGGATACCTCGGGCAAAGAGCGTACGATCACTACGAAGCGCGTCGGATCAAGTGGCACCTCCTTTTCTCGCCGTCTCTACAACTGTGCAGATCGCACAGTGAAGTATCTTGGTACCGGGGAAACCTTGGAGCAGATGAAGTCCTCCCAGCCTGATCTTCGGATGGGTCCCATTGTGTCCGGCTCCATCGCCGATTACGTCGGCGCAGAAGCTTGCAGATAGGCTGAGCCCCTACCATGACTCTTACTAAAACCAACCAACAGCTGCGCCGCGAGCTCCAAGACCTGGCCAATGACCTGAAATGGTCAGCAGTAGAACTGATGCGCATTGCCGAACGACTGCGCCAGGCCAGAAACGAGCATGACGCCCAGGCTGTGATCAGAATCTGCCAGGTTATGCAGGCTGCGGAGGATCGGTTGGTGGGGTATGGGGATGAGGTGAAGGCGGGGCGGATTGAGCGAAGTAAGGTTTAAGCAATAGCAGGGCCTGTGGGGGGCTGATGGGATGATATGCAAATTGCCCACCACCATTAAATCGTTATAAATCAAACGGATGCGATGAAAAATGGCAAATTTCCCCACCAGCCCACAGGCCCAAATGCCTCTAGCGATTGACGCGCAGGTTGAGATTGATGGCATTGGAATGGGCGTGCTATCGGACGGCACTCCATTTTTGACTGCTCGAGGCCTCGCCAGGCTTTGCGGGATTCAACACACATCGATTCTCGACATCGCGAATGATTGGAAATCTGGTCGGCCAGGGATCTTGAAAATTCATTCGCTGCTTCAAACTCACGGCCTGAGCTACGACGAACCATATACAGCAGTCATGGATAAGGGAACGCTATCGCATGCGTACCCTGACGGCGTTTGCTTGGCTATTTTGGAGTACTACGCTTTCGAAGCGGGCATAAATCGCAAAGACGAAGCCCTGATGAATTTCAGGCTACTGGCAGGCAAAGCCCTGCGCGATTTCATCTATACCCAGGTTGGGTACGACCCGGAGAGCCATGTCCCTGCGCAGTGGAAGCAATTTCACGACAGGATGTCTTTGGTCTATAACGCCGCCCCTGCAGGGTACTTCGGAGTTTTCAAAGAGATTGCTGACATGGTTCTGCATCTTGGGCAAAGCGGGCTCCACATTGATAGCAATTTCGTTCCAGACATCAGCGTTGGCCAGCATTGGGGCAGACACTGGAAAGACAACAATCTTGAACTCCAGTTTGGAGAGCGAAAGAAATTTGCTCACAACTACCCCGAGTACTTCCCTCAAGCTCTATCAAACCCTCAAGAGTCGAACTGCTACCCAGAGGCCGCGCTTGGAGAGTTTCGCAGATGGTTCAGAGAGACGTACATCGGCCAAGGCAAATTTGAGACATACCTCAAGGGGAAAGCAAAAGATCGATCTCTTCCCGTATCATTTGCCCAGCTCGCTATCGCCTCTTATCAAGACCCGAAACTGTTGCAGTGACAAAGAATGGCCCGCCTCGGCGGGCTTTTTCATGCTTCCAGAAGATCCGCCGCTTTCTTCTGACGCTTCTGCTCGTACATCTCGTTGTCTGCAATGGTCAATGCTGCTGCTATGCGAGTGCTTCTGGTTGTGACGGCAAGGCCATACGATGCCTTGATACCTTCAGCGTCAAGTGCCGCCTCTAGTCGACTGCAGAGCGCCTGGCCAGCGGCCAAGTCACAGCCAACGCCGATAATCCCAAACTCATCGCCTCCCAACCTGGCAACCACATCCTCAGACCTGGAGGCTGCCTGTAATGCGGACGCGGCGCGTTTAATCAAAGAATCACCCGCTGCGTGCCCCTGAAGATCATTGACGGTTTTCAGCTCATCCAGATCGACAACTATCACGACAGATGATTGCCGGTACCGCTGATAGCGCGCCTCTTCTTTGGCAAGCAGTTGCTCCCACCCACCCCGGTTGTACAGTCCGGTCAGGGCATCAGTGAGAGCCTGGGCCTGGAATCGCTCCGCACGCCTCTCCTCCTCGTCGACTCTCAGTTCCATCTGCAAAATAGTGCTAAGCATCTCACCAAGCATCTCAATCAGCTCTTGGTGTTCCGATATGTCATCCGGCTGGACAGAGGGATCTATCCCACACAAAGTCCCGAATAATCGCCCATCCGCAATTCTAAGAGGCACGCCGATGTAGGCGCCGATCGGGATTTTTCGACCGATCTCGGCTGCAGCATACGCCGGCACCTGGTTTGCGTCAGCGGCTATGTTCGGCCCCAGCCCTTTGACCATCTCGCAGCAGAAGGAATCATCCCAGTTGAAGACATCACCCGGGACAACTCCGTACCCTTTATCGTCACTGTGCAGTACAGTCCAATCGTTACCCTCTGCACGCGTCACCATACATAACTGGAAGCCGAGCTTTTGACGCAGAAAGGTCAGCGCTCTGATAGACGCGCTTTCAAAATTATTCATGACAGACCTCAGGGAGCGCACAAAACGATATGCAGCCGGAAGCAGGGGCACAAGCGAAGAGCTGTCTTCCTGCGGGTCCGGATTATAAGGCCAATCCTTAGGCTCAGAGGGGCTTTTTCATGCCTTCACGCTTTTTTCACGCCCTGCCCTGCACAGTGAAAGCTCATCCGCTTCCCTACGTTAGCCCGCATAGCAGTGCGGGCCTTTCTTTGCCTGTGTTTTGCAGATGGCCGCAGGAGCTGTCTGTGGCCGTTGCCAGGCTTGCCTATAGTCAGGCGCGGATCACCTCAAGGCGATCCCGACCAGCCGGTGTGATGGCGTTCTCCCCTTCATCGCTAATGCGATACCGTCCGGACACCATCTTGGTTATTGAGAACCGAACCAGCCCGCTTTCGGATAAGGCTTCGCCCGCTTCGAAGCTCATTGCCTGCTCCAAGTCGAAGATTTTGATTTCTCCGATTTTATAGCGGGCGAAGGCTACCAGGGCGTTATCCAATTCTTGTTGGCTGATCTCTCGAGCGACTTCCATTCGACCTCCCAGGTCATGAGAGTCCCGGTCCGTGGGATTGGAGGCAACGAACCGGGTGGTTTGTTGGAGGCGGACCGTACTACGCCAAAATAGAAGTCGCCACTGGCTTTCCATCCATGCTGTATGGACGGGCAGGCCATAGATTCCATCAGCTAGAAAGGCACCTCTTCCCCTACTCTCTCCTCCTCCCAATCCTTCTCCACGACCAGGTCGTCACGATCCTCGACGCTCTGGGGCTCCCACCGAACGGTCACGCTCTCGTCGTCGTTGAACGTCAGGTCCAGCTCAGGCGTTTCGGCCAGCAGACCCATCACCTCCTCCCACTCCATGTCTCCATCCGTGTCCAGGCGATGGATCGTCACCCAACGCTGCGACTGTGCAATCGGGTGATTGATCATCGATGAAACCCGCAGGCTTAGGCGCTCTAGTCCGGTGACCTCTTGGCGCCCCTGAGGCGCTGCTTTCTTTTGCTTGGCCATGTCGCTCTCCTTTAACTGTATATCCATCCAGCATCAGAAAAGCATAACCAAGCCCTCAGAAAAAGGTAACCCCCTACAAGCGAAACGGATTCAAGAATGAGCAGGCAAATAATATATGCACCAGTGCATTGACAGCCAAATTGCACTGGTGCATATTTCACTCATCGCAGTCATCCACCAGGGACTGCTGAGGCCTCACCGGCCACCGCTCTTTACACAACCAGACGTGACCACCTCGACGCACCCAGGCCATTACCTGGGTCGGGACAAGCTAAGTCGTCGACCACGCAGCCTCTGGATAGCTGCCGGACTCCCCTAAACGGGAGGACGCCAAACCATGCGAGCCACCTGATGTGTAGCCAGTAGCTGCAGCAGGCAGAGGTGGGGAAACCCGGCGACGAGCATGGCGCGGATCAAAAACCATAGGAGGAACCTGCCAATGAAGCATTAAGCCCAGCCGACAAAACGGGTCGGCAATCCGCGCATACGTGCCCTACTCAGCCGGCCAACGGGCTGCACTCAAGCGCGGAGCAACACGATCCCCCAAGACCATTGCCGTATTCAGATTGAAGGCGATGCGAGGGAAGCCCAAGGCCAACGCAATGAGCGCATAGCTGCCATCTGAGGCGGTGACGCCAGACGATTCCCCGGTGCGCCTCAAGTGGGGCGCATCAGGGGGAGTCCACTGGAGCAATGCAAGCAGTGCCCCAAAAAAAATGAATCCGACAGTTGCCATGTCGGTCAGGAATTATGAACGCAGTAAATCTGACGAGGTAACAGCAATGACTATCCAAGCAGAGACACTCGCTCAACTTGCCGAAGCCCTTCAGGATCGCGGCATGACACTTGTAACAGACGTTGTATTCACCAGAGCTCCCTATAGACACAACCATCGCTGGATTTGCATCGTCGAGTAATAGCCCTCATTGCTGGCGGATCGGAGTAAGCCTCTGCCGCCGGCCCCTGACTTCTACGTCTGCTTCTCCTCCCTTAACGCCCCGATGCGGGCCTTAAGGCGCACCGCCGTGCACATTACGGTTCGTAGCGCTCACCACCATGCACATTAAGTCGGCTGAATTGGTCGTGACGTTCGCCCTCCCCTGGTCCGGGAGGTGGACGGCAGCGAGCGTCACGACCAATGCAGCCCACCGAGGACTTTTCATGGAAACGATTACTCGCGGCAAATGGACCGGCCACCTCGGCATGCTCTTGGCTCCTCGCGAGTTGGAGGCTCTGCTATGGGTTGCCCAAGACCTCACCACAAAAGAGATCGCTCGACTGATGGAGGTCTCTCCCGGGACCGTAGCCAACGGCATCGAGCGGGCAATCTACAAGCTGAAAGCGAAGCGTCGCCTGGACGCCGTGATGAAGGCTTGGGACAAGAAAATAATCAGTCCGCTCTGCATCCTCCTTGCTTGCCTCATCAGCATGCATGCCGCCATCAATGACAGCGACCCGATGCGCCGCGACCGCCGCGCGCCAGAACGCCGCATCGCCCAAGTTCGAATCGTTCGCAAGGCCGAGGCCTTCGAGCTCCACGCCTGACCCACTAAGGACCACACCCATGCAAGCAGCCATCCAACAAAGCCAAGACAAGCTTGAAGCTCTGCGCCAGGAAGTGATCATGGCCACCGAGGCTTTCCGCAGTAAATCGCGCTTCTTCGTCACCCAGAGCGGCAACGGCTGGGCTGTCGTTTCGGCCAGCAACAACCGCGTTTACGGTCGCAACACCAGCTACGCCCAAGCAGTTCGCTATGCGCAGAGCCTGGAGCGCGCGATCGACGCCAAGACCCTCCCCGTCGTGGCCGTGGTGAAAGTTCGGCAGGTCGGAGAATGCGCTACTCGCTGGGCTGCGCTCTTTGCATTGGCATTGATCTTGTTGGCCGGGGCGGCATCGTCATGAGTCGCGGGGTAAACAAGGTCATCCTGGTCGGCACCTGCGGCCAGGACCCGGAAGTGCGCTACCTGCCCAACGGCAATGCGGTCACCAACCTCAGCCTGGCTACCAGCGAGCAGTGGACGGACAAGCGCTCGGGCGAGAAAGTCGAGCGCACCGAGTGGCACCGCGTGTCGCTGTTCGGGAAGGTGGCCGAGATCGCCGGGGAGTACCTGCGCAAGGGCTCCCAGTGCTACATCGAGGGCAAGCTGCAGACCCGCGAGTGGGAGAAGGACGGCATCAAGCGCTACACCACGGAAATCATCGTCGACATCAACGGCACGATGCAGCTGCTGGGCAGTCGGCCGCAGGGCCAGCAGCCCGGGCAAGTGCCAGATCGGCAGCCGCGGCAACAACGGCCGTCAAGCCCGCTGCAAAGCCAGCAGGCCGCACCGCCCGATCACGACAGCTTCGACGACGACATACCGTTCGCCCCCCTCCACCACCTGGCCGGTGCGTAGCCATGAAACGCCGGCAGATGGTCCACCCCACCGCGTACTACCTCGGTAGGGCCTGCCGCGACAACAGCCAGTCACGCGATGCCCAGCCATATGGCTGGATGACCGTGGACTGCGGCTGGTGGCTTGCCGGCTGGCATGACCGAGACATGGAGCTTTCCGCTTGAAACGCATCACCGCACGCGTCCGGCACGGCCGGCGCCAGCAGCACATCACTTTGCCGCCAAGCGGCATCTATCCCAAGGAGTCGAAGCAATGTCCACCCCAACCAATACTGCCGAGTTCCTCGAAGAGCTGAACGGCGGCGCCTTCGCCAGCCAGGTCGGACACGCCCTGTCTGAAGTCGCCGCCGGCGTGGTGGATCACGGCAAGGCCGGCAAGGTGACCATCACCCTGGACTTCAGCCGAGTCGGCGAGTCCAGCCAGGTCAAGATCAAGCACAAGCTTGAGTACAAGGCCCCCACCAAGCGCGGCACCCGCAGTGAGAACACCAGCCTCGACACGCCGATGCATGTCGGCACCGGCGGCAAGCTCTCCCTGTTCCCCGAAAAGCACGACCAACTCTTCACCCGTGACGAAGCACCTGTACCCCCACGCTCGTAACTCACAGCACCTACAAGGAAAAAGCGAATGTCTTTCAGCAAAGAAGCTCTGCAGCTCATCAGCGATCAGGTCTTGGCGGCCGCCGGCAAATCCCTGGACACCAACACCCCTACCGTCATCGTTCCGGACAGTGCCACTGTGATCGACCTGGAACGCTTCCAGCTCGGCCGCAGTCGCTTCCGCGGTACCTACGCGACGCACTCCCTGGCCGACTACAGCGCATACGTCGTAGAGCGCGGCGCGCCAGCGGCCCGAGGCTTCATCGACCAGGACGCCATGAGCTGTGTCGTGCTGTTCAACATCGGCACCGCCGATAATCCAGGCCACGCCGATGATCGCGCCGTACTGCGCCTCAAGGCTTCAGCTGCCTTCGCAGCCGTGCAGGCGGTGTGCGGCCAGAACCTGGCGCAAAAGGCCATGAGCGACTGGATCGAAGACTGGAATCAGCACCTGGCGGCGTCTGATGAGAACGGCGCCACCATGTCGATCGCCAAGGCCATTGCTGCGGTCCGCACCATCACCGTGAAGGCTTCGTCGGAGAGCGACCACGCCGTCGGCGAGACCCGCGCCAGCCGCAGCACCATGGATCAGATCGAGGCGAGCAGCAAAGAAACCCTGCCAGCCTGGCTGGACTTCAAGGTCATCCCGTTCGAAGGCCTGGGCGAGCAAGTTATCCGCCTGCGCGTTTCGGTTATCACCGGCGGTGCGCAACCGGTGCTGAAACTGCGTTGGATCGGCGAGGAAGCCCAGCGCGAGGCCATTGCGCAGGAGTTCAAGGCCGTTCTCGACGCAAAGGTCGGCAGTGCCGCGAAGCTGTCCCTCGGCACCTTCGACACCAAGTAACCATCGAATCCGCGCCCCTAGGGAAACTCCGAACAAGTTGCTCATCAGTCGGAAATGGGCGGCTTAGGGATGCCGAAAAGCCCGCTTTTCAGTCGCTGATTATTGGATAACCAAGGCAAAGCCTTGGTTATCCGGACTCACGGGCGCACCTCTCCCGCAGCAGGCAATAATTGCCGGCGCACCATCCACAGATTCGACAGGGCAAACAGCGTGGTCAGTTGCGCCGTGTTCTTGGCCAAGCCGCGAAAACGAGTCTTTAC